CTTGGAGCGAAATCGGTCGCGGTCTTTCTGCCATGGGCGGTGCTCTTGGCGAGATAGCTATTATTACTGGAGCTCTAGGTAAATTTGCAGGATTGTCATCACTCATTGGTGGCGGAGCCATATTACTGGCAGTCCAGTCTCTTGGCGATATTGCAGATGCACTTAAACAGATGGGATCAATGTCCTGGGATGAAGTAGGACGAGGTCTCGTTGCCATGGGCGGTGCTCTTGGTGAGATCGCTATTGTTACCGGAGCTCTTGGAAGTCTGGCAGGTCTTCCCGCTCTACTTGGCGGTGGAGCTATTCTCCTTGCAGTCCAGTCTCTCGGTGACATAGCAGATGCGCTCAAGAAATTCGGATCAATGTCTTGGGACGAGATTGGTCGTGGTCTTGCGGCCATGGGTGGTGCACTTGGTGCGGCTGGTCTTGGTTCATTGATGAATTCTCTTTCGGGATTCGGTGCTGGTGCCATTGCAACATATGCAAAACCATTGGGCGATCTTGCTGATTCTGTTGATAAATGGAACGGAGTTTCGGTACCTCCGAATCTTGAATCTGATCTTTCTGCTCTTGCTTCCGGAGTAGGAAAATTTACATTTTCTGGATGGGGTGCTGAGAATATTCCGGCAGTTGCCACAGGTATGTCTAATCTTGCTCCAGCAATTTCTGCATGGAGCGGTGTTTCGGTACCTCCGAATATCGAAAGTGATTTGTCCGGTCTTGCCTCGGGAGTTGGTAAATTCACACTTTCAGGTTGGGGCGCTGAGAATCTTCCAACAGTTGCAACTGGTATGAGTCAGTTGGCTCCTGCGATGTCAAAATGGAATGGTATTTCAATTCCACCGAACATCAGTACCGATCTGCAGAATCTTGCCAATGGCGTTAAATCATTCACTTTATCTGGTTGGGGTGCTGAGAATCTACCAGCAGTTGCTACTGGTATGGGACAGCTTGCTCCGGCAATAAATAAGTGGAATGGAGTTTCGGTACCTCCGAATATCAAGAGTGATCTCCAGAATCTTTCGGATGGCATCAAGTCTTTCACTCTTGCATTTGCTGGTGGATGGTCTCTAGGTCAGGTAACTGGTCCTCTTGGTGATCTTGCTGGTTCAGTTAAGAAGTGGAATGGAGTTTCAGTACCTCCGAATATCGGAACCGACCTTGCAACTATGGCAAATGGTGTCAAGAATTTCGCAGGTTCGACCGATGCAGCGAATGAAATGAATACAGTCGGTAAATCTCTGGCTGTGTTTGCTAATGGAGTCGGTGCACTTTCGGGTATTGATTTCGCAACCAATGCTTCGAATATTGTAAGTTTCGTAAACACTCTCAATACAATTCCGAATGTCACGACAACTATTGGTGAGCAGCTTGGGACTTTAGCTGCTCAGATTCAGACTGCATGTGCATCGATAAATGCGTCGCTGTCAACTGCGAATATCAGCGGATCATTTATGCAGATCGCTACGTCTGTTTCGGCAAGCACTGGAAGTATAAATGGATCTGTGAATTCTTTGTCTAGTGCATTTGTCACAGCAGCGAATAATGTTGCCAGTAGTACATCCAGAATAAATACATCCACTCAATCGAATCTCAATGCGGCATGTTCAACGATAAATGGAATGATTGGATCTTTCAAGCAAGCTGGTAGTAATCTTGGAAACGGACTTAAGAATAGTTTTATTTCTAAGATTAAGAATTTAGGAAGCAGTTCATCCGATGCAATTAGTCAAGCCGTTTCCTCACTGAATTCATATTATCAATCTTTCTATTCGACTGGTACGAATTTGGCTCGGGGTATCGCAAATGGTCTTTCTGATGGTTCTGGAATCATAAATAGGGCCGCGGTATCAGCTGCAAAGCAGGCATTGGATGCTGCGAACAGGACACTTGGAGTTCATTCACCATCTCGTGAATTCTTCAAGACCGGTCGATGGTCAGCAATTGGTTTGGCCAATGGTATGAAGAAATATTCTGATCTTGTGAAGATTGCAGGAACCGACATGGCTAAAAATGCACTCGATTCTGCAAATCAGGCTGTGATGAATACTGATTTCATGTCTGGATATTCTCCGATCATCACACCCAAGATTGATATTTCAAATATTGGAAGTTCTATAGATACGATATCTAGTAATTATCGAATGTCTGTAAGTTCTAAAATGGCTCGAAATATAATGGATGTCAAGAGCGATCAGAATATTCTGCGCCAATATCAGTCCGACATGATTGCAAGCAACCAGACGGTCACCGATGCGATCAATTCGCTGAGGGATGACGTAAGTAATATCGATCTCACCAAGCAACCTCCGACTGAGCTTTACATCGATGGCAAGAAACTTGCCTCGACTATTGCGAAGCCGATGGATCAGGCTCTTGGTCTACGCCAAAGGAGAGGAATTTAATCATGCAGTATCCAGGTTTGCCAAACAATCGTTTGATTGTAAATGGTGTTGACCTTTCTACAGAGTACGGCATGATCCTTCTCGATGGTTACACTTTGTCCCCACCAGAACCTAAAACCTATACGGTTGATATTCCTGGTGGGGATGGTGTGATCGATCTTACAGAAGGACTTACCGGAGATGTTGCATATAATAATCGTGAACAAGAATTTACATTTGCAATCATTGATGTAGATAATTGGGAACGTAGTAAAACAATGATATCCAATTTCCTTCATGGTCGTTTATACGATTATAAGATGACCATGGATCCGGAATATACATATCATGGTCGTTTTACCGTTGAAGAATATGGTCATGCCGTTTATGTCGAAGGTGGAACAGTTGGATCATTGAAAGTTAAAGTGAGCGCCGATCCATATAAATTAAAAGAGCATAGAGTAATTGAAACCGAAGCAATTGGCGGTAAGGTTATAGAATGCACTTCCGGCAGAAAGAAAGTGCGTCCAATTATCACAACCAACTATGAAGTTCTATGCAATTTTAATGGCGATTCATTTTATGTTCCAAAGGGATCTCATCGTTTATCAAATGTTCTATTTGTTGAAGGTATTAACAGAATCTATTTCAATACATACCGAATCACTTCAACAACATGGCATGATGCACGTCATTTACCAATCAGTTCTGAAGTTATTGGTCTGACGTATGCGGAAGCAAAGCGTCGCAATTATCGTTGGTCTGATGTTCAGCGTTGGGTCAAGGATAATTATACAAATGTCACACGTTGGAATGATATTTCAGATGAAACATGGGACAATGCTGATATTTCTTCAAAGTCATGGAATGATTTAAATTATCAATATCAAAATAACGTTCCATCAGATGCAACGATTCGTATTGAATATGATGTAAAGGATCTATAATGGCTGTCAATATTACTACAATTAATGGCACGGATCATATTAGTCCAACACCGATTAATAATAATTTCAATAATGTTAAAAGTGCGGTCGATGCATTACAATCCAAAATTGAAAAAATGGATACTACATTTACCGGATCGACAACACTTATTTCCACTTCCAATTGTAAAGTCGTTGGAATCAAGTTCGGTAGAATCGTACAGTTGACCTTGACTGTAAATCATTCCAATAACCAGAGCTGGGGTAGTGAAAACATCGGAACATTACCAGAAAATTGGCGACCTGCAGTTCATTGTACTTACACTCATGCTGGACGAGACAATGCAAATATGAAAGATATTCATATAGATCCAAATGGAGCAATGTCCTATCAAAATTCAGGCGGATCACAAAGCAACTATGGATTTATAGAAACTTTTATGTATATTTCTTCGAAATGAGTAAATCATGACCGAAACTAAAAATCTTGGTATCACCAAAATTAATGAATCCGATTATATCATTCCTGATCCAATAAATAAAGCATTTGATAAATTCGATGAGAGTTTGGCAGATGGTGTCATTGAATATGGAACGAAAGGTGATTGGTGGTATCGTAAATGGAGATCTGGTCGTCTTGAATGTGGTGTGGATGCACATAATTTTGGAACCTACACCACTTCCACAAACTGGGGTTCCGCCCAAGGAATCTATGTCGGCGGCGCTTTGACATTTGGTGCATTTCCAGTTGCTTTTGTTGAAATTCCATTCTATACAGTCTCTCTTGTTAAATCTGATTATTCTGGAATGGCTGGCTGGATTGGAATGGGTGGCAGTAATACTCCAAATGTTTCTTCGGTAAGCAAAACAAATTCCGGACATTTTTATTACGCAAATCCAAATAAGACTACGTTCAATAACATGTATTGTTCCTGCTATGCGACAGGACGTTGGAAATAATAAGGAGAATTGATGTACCAGTTAACATACGATTCGAAAATTTTATTCGATCCTTATATGCAATCTACGGCGATCACAGATGCCAAGTATACTGGTAAATCAAATTCAGTTTCATATTTGGATTTCTCGATTGCTCCAAATCATCCATTGTATAATACCATTGAAAAAGATAAAGGATTAGTCGAATTTTATTCAGATAATGTTCTTAAATTTCGTGGAAAAATAAACGAAATTGAAATCGATGACTATGGATATAAAATTGTAGCTTGCAATTCAGTACTTCAATATTTGAATCATACTCGTGTTCGTAGTTACTCAACGGTTCCTGGTGATGCTGATCTGACAGCTCCGACATCGGTCGAGGGATATTTCCAATGGCTTATCGATCAGCATAATCTTCATGTCAAAGATGCATCCGAACGTTTTGAAGTCGGAGTGAATCAAGGTGCTGCATTAGATAAAAACGATTACATTCTTCGATCCAATGATAATTATCCAACAACTCTTGATGAAATCAATGATAAAGTATTGGACAGTCTTGGCGGATATCTATTCGTAGAATATAAAGATGATAGAAATATTCTGAATCTGTATGCAGATGTTCATTCTACAAATAGTCAGATTATTGATTTTGGATCGAATATTCTTTCCATTTCGTATAAAGAAAATGATGACGAACTTTATACGGTTGTGATCCCTAGAGGCGGAACTCCTGAAAAGAAAGAAGGAGATACTAAGGATCCAAAACCAATTAACATCAAAAATCTTCCGGATAACACTTTTGATACTGACTCGGATATAGTAAAATCTGGTGATTGCGTATATTCGCTATCGGCAACGAAACGTTATGGTTATCGGGAATATTATTATAGCAATAATGATATTTTGGATCCTTCAAATCTTCTGAAAGCTGCGGTTCTTCAGCTTAGACTTCAGATGTCTCCAAAAGTCACAATCGAAACAAAAGCAATTGATCTGTCGATTGCATATCCGGGATATGAACAACTGAACATTGGTGATGCGTGTCGAGTTCGTTCCGCCCGACATAATTTGGATGACTATTTTATGCTGTCTGAAATGGAATTGGATTTGAATGATCCATCTCAAACAACATATACATTCGGTGACGAATACGTTAGTCTCGTTGGTCGTCAATCCAATTATCTAAAGAAAATCAATAGCAGTATCGACCGAAACTATGAAGATGTCAATACCGCTATGAGCTATGGAAAAGCAGCTACCAAACTTGCCGATGCCGCTAACAAGACCGCGGATGCTGCTAACAATACTGCTGTAAAGGCGAACGATAAAGCTCAAAAAGCAACTGAAGATGCATTCAATGCCAACACAACAGCAAATAAAGCTCAGACTACAGCGAATAGTGCAAAGGACACAGCAGATAAAGCTCAAACCGCTGCGGCTGATGCCAAAGCAGTTGCCGATTCAGCAAATAAGGCTGCTGATGAACTGAAAAAAAAGACAGCTGAGATCGATAAGCAGGTCGAAGCCGCATCGAATGCCGCAGACGCTGCATCGGCCAAAGCGGATCAGGTGAGAACCGATCTTACCAATCAGGTTCAAAATGTGAAGTCCGAAATGGATACCGCAGTTGAAGCCGCCCAGACATCTGCCAATAAGGCACAGTCCGCAGCCGACGCAGCCCAGAAGGCAGCCGACAAAGCCAATGCATCCACCGCCGATCTGGACAAATCAATTAAAGCAGTCGATGCGAAGGCCATCGCAGCGAAACAGGCTGCGGCCGAAGCCCAGTCCAAGGCAGAGAATGTCGCATCGGATCTCGATTCCGCGAATGCGGTCATCGAACAGCACACCACTGAGCTTGGCGAACTGACGACGAAAGTCAGCAATGCGGTCAAGAAATCCGACAGTGCCCTGAGTGTCTCCACGGAGGCAAAACAGACCGCCACCGAGGCTTCGACTACTGCCACATCAGCATACAAGGATTCGCAGACCGCTCTTACCCAGAGCACCACTGCCACACAGACCGCAACTGCTGCAAAGACAACCGCGGAATCGGCGAGCAAGACCGCAACCGATTCACTCAAGCAGTCTTCCGCAGCTGTTCAGACGGCCAATCAGATCAGTACGACTCTGAGGACCGAGTATCAGACCAAGGCGGATGCAGATAAGCTCTATGCGACCCAGTCTAGTCTTAAGCAAACTTCGGATTCCATCACGGCTTCGGTCTCAAAGACATATGCAACGAAAGATGCATTGTCCGCTCTCCAGAACGTTGCGGATAACGCCATCGAATCCTGGCGAGGAACCGGTGTCCCGACCCTCGAGAACAAGCCGGCTTCGGACTGGACCACAAACGACGATAAGAAGAAGCACTCTGGAGATCTTTACTACGACAAGTCCACCGGCAAGGCATATCGTTTCGGTTCTGACGACGGCGTGACATATACCTGGGAGCTGAACCAGGATACCGATGTCACCAAGGCATTGGAGGATGCGGCCAATGCACAGACTTCTGCAAATAATGCCCAGGCATCCGCAACCGCTGCGAACACTGCTGCCGGAAAAGCCCAATCGACGGCTAATACCGCAGTCAGCAATGCAGCCACAGCGAAGAATGCAGCCGATGCCGCACAGTCTAGTGCGAACAAGGCTCAGGGTGATGTCGATAAGCTGAAGATCGATATTCCCGAGACATATGCGACCAAGAGCTCTTTGTCTCAGACCGCGGAATCCATTACTGCGAATGTCGAGTCCGTCAAGACAACCGCAAATAGTGCCGTGACTGCCGCATCCAAGGCCCAGCAGACCGCTGATGGTATTTCTGTGAATCTGACAAAGAATTACCAGACGAAATCCCAGGCGGATACGATATATGCGACCAAGGCGAGTCTTAAGGCGACTTCCGATAGTATTTCCGCAGAAGTAACCAAGGCCCAGGGAACCGCCGATGGTGCTGTGACTGCCGCATCCAAGGCCCAGCAGACCGCCGATGCCGTAACTCTGAATCTGTCGAAGAACTACAATACGAAAGCACAGAACGATGCCGTGTATGCAACTCAGACGAGTCTGAAGGCGACTTCGGATTCTCTTAGTGCGAATATCACGGCAAATGCGAAGACCGCTCAAAGCGCAGTTGACAAGGCGACGAGTCTCGAAGCGAATCTGAATGGGTTTAAGACGACTGTAAGTCAAACTTATGGTCATGGCTCGAACCTTTGGGTTAATCCTACATTTGATGCTGATAAGCCACAAATTGGCTCTCGGGTTGATGATGTCACTGCTCCGAATGGAAGCGGAGTGAACCTACTCGCAAATCGCGATCATCACAATAACGCCACTAGTTTCCCGGTAGTACCTGGTCATACATATGTGATAACAGCTCATATAAAGCGATTAAAGGGAAATAAACCACTGAATGCTGGCATCTGGTACACTTCACAGACCAGCGGAAATTCCTGGGACACATACAGTGGATATGAATCGACGTCAGACCTGAGCGACGAATGGCTGAGCGCAACATGGCGATTCTCCTGTCCGAATGGAAAATCAAGAGGATGTGTGTTATTTCAAATCGATCAGTCGGCAAGTAACGGTTCGACGCAGTGGTATGTGGCGAATGTCGTATGTGTCGATGCTACCGGCCTTCAGCCCGCAGGAGATTACGCTACCAATAGTTCTCTTACCCAGACTGCTAATTCCATTAAAGCCGAAGTAACTGAAGTCTCTAAGACAGCAAACGGTGCAATGTCCAAAGCCACTACAGTGGAACAGACTGCTAATGGCCTTAGCAGTAAGATCACCGAACAGGGTAAGACACTCAATGCGACCGTCAAGACAGCCAATGAAGCTAAGAGTACCGCTGACAGCAATAAGGCCACTATTGGTCAGACCGCTAACCTTGTCGATGCGGCACTTGCAGGTGACAACCTCATCACAGATGGCGGTTTTGAATCGACTGAATGGTGGAAGGGACTTAAGAACCCATTCCGTATTTCTATCGGATCATTTTATCATGGCAAACATGTCCTAGTCTGCGATGCGGCCACCGGAGATAACCGATGCCCATTGACTCATGAGAAAGGCATGGCTGGATCAGCCACCACGATACCGGTCACCAAGGGACGCACGTATCGCCTGTCGGGCTACTGCGCCTGGTACGGGTCGGTTCCGTCGAACGTCAATCCGTACAGTGAAAAACTCAGATTGGCAAAACCAGACGGAACATACATCACCGATGCTCAATGCGGCAAATCCACGTCATGGGCGGAAACGCATGTAGATTGGAAGTGTCCTGATGATGGTTCGATCACTTCGGTCCGGATCGAAGTCATGCATCAGACCAATGGCACCATCCTGTGGGATGACGTGAGCTTCCGGGACATCACCGAGGCCGCGGCCACCAGCACGCACGTGGCATCCGTCGAGCAGAATCTCAATGGTTTTAAGACAACTGTTGCTGAAACATATCAGACAAAAGATGGAATGTCTGCTTATAGCACCAAGTCATACGTCGACCAAACCGCAAAATCGGTAGCACTCGGTGTTGTTCAGAATTACAAGGGCGCTGATGGATCTGGTCTGGCCACGAAATCCGATATCACGGTCGCAAAGGACAGCATCACAAGCACTGTGTCGAAGACATATCAGACCAAAGACGATATGAAGAACTATGCGACTGTGTCGCAACTGACTCAGACGAACGACAAAGTCACGATCGCATTCCAGAATTCGCAATCGGTCGGTGGACAGAACCTACTTCTCAAAACGAGCGTTCCGACAATCGTAACCGGTAGTGGGGCTGAAAATCAGTGCGTTGCATACTATAGCCTAGCAGTCGGAAGTCTTAAGAACCTTCCGGTTGGCATGTACCATATGCAGTTCAAGATAAAATCCGATACTGCCGGCGGAACCGCATTCGCGCAGTGGAATACAGAGCCTTGGGGTCTAGGGAAAGCAACCAAAGTCAATATCGGAACAGCAGAGCAGACGTATTCGGTTGATTGTTATATTGCCAATAACAATTACCCGAATGCGAAACAAATGACGGTACGACTAGACAATGCCAAGGGTAACGTCACCATTCGTGAGATGAAACTCGAACCTGGAAATAGTATGACTCCATGGACTGCTGCTCCTGAAGATACTATAAACGATCTCACGAATACGGTGCAGAATCAGGCTACCGATATTGCAAACAAGGTTTCGAATGATGATTATACTGGATATGTTAATGCAACCAATAAAAACCTGAGTGATATACAGGATTCCCAACAACATTTGAGCGATTCAGTTAATAACGAAATAAAATTACGAGAATCGTATATTCAATTCGGACAAGATGCATCAAATCCATATATGGATATGGGCAATACATCCAGTCCGAATAAAATGCGTTTGACTAATACAAAATTGTCATTTACTTCGAATAATATCGAAGTCGCATCTGTTTCAAATGATAAAATGCGTATATCAAATGCTGAAGTTCTGCAATCACTTCGTATCGGAAATTTCGTATGGCAGCCACGATCTGATGGTCACATGGCATTAAAGTATTCTCCGGAGGTGTAATATGGTTGAAGTATGGGGTAATGTCAATCACAATTGGCAGGTTCATACCGGCGCATTTATTACTGCAGAAAATGATGAGGCTGTAAATGTAAAAGTCGTTACCAATATCAAAGCTGTGAATGGCTGGAATTATATCGGCATCAAAGGTGATGGCGGTGCCTATGTTGATAACGGTGGCACCGAACAGTCTTGGAGTGGTAATATCTCAGTAAATGGCGAAGCCACAATTGTAACATATCAAAAAGATTATATCAGAAAAACTCATGAAGCAAGATCGATTAGTTATTCTGGATACGTTAACATTGTAGGATATGCAGGTGGTTCGTCGACATGTAGCGGATCATTTACGATTGGAGCAAAAACCCACCATACGATTTCCTTCAATGCCAATGGTGGAAGCGGTCAACCCGGAAATATAACCAAGTGGTATGGTGAACAGATAACAATACCATCCACGATTCCGAAGCGAACGAATTATGAGTTCATTGGATGGTCCGCAACCAAAAATGGATCCGTCGCATATAGGCCCGGCGGATCCTACTGGGTTTCGGATGCAAATGCCACATATTATGCTGTATGGAAACTCTCCACAAAGCCACCAACCATTTCCGGGTTTGACGTATACCGATGTGATTCCGCTGGCACATATCAGTCGGATGGAAGTTATATCAAGATGACGTCAACCTGGTCTCTGGATACTTCAATCGATTCGACGAATGCATTGAAGTCATTGGTATATTCCTATAAGGATTCCAATGGTTGGCATAAATATGATGCAGCTGCGAATTCCGGGATAAAGGGAACTACTGTTAAAATATATGGTGGCTACGATGTTTCGAAATCGTATGGAACTCGAGTCGAAGTAACTGACAAGTATTCAACAGTTGCTATGGAATCAAGTGTTGGACCAGCCTCGTTCATACTTGATTTATCTGCTGATGGCAAAGGTATTGGAATAGGTCAAGCCGCTCCTTCAAATGGAATCGCGATTTATGGAAGTCCTTTGAATCTAAGAGGAACTATTCAATGCAATGATCGTGGATGGTTTAAGGAAACCGTGGCGTTGGGGAAGGATAATGTTGATATTCTATATAGTCCGTTTCTTGTTACTATAATATTCCATACTCGAATGAAGAATCCACAATCGTGGTATACCGATACTGCTTTTAACGCGATTCGTGAAGGTTATAGACCATTAGTTGATGTTTATTCATCGTTATCTACCGATAATGGTTCAGCATCGACATCTGTAATAGGTGGCGCTCATGCAGATGGAAACATCACGATTCAAAATCGTGGATCATCATTCTCCACAGATACTCATTATGGTTCGATAACATATCCGATTCAAATCTAAAAAGGAGTATTCATGTTAACAGGTATAATTACTCAGGACAATACGGTTGTCCTATCGGATGATGGCTATCCTATTGTCGAGTCCGAAAAACCTTCAGTACCAGAATACTGTAAGGCTATATCTCGATATACTGAGACCGATGGTAAAATCATTCAATCATGGGAAGTCACATCTCAATTATCAAAGGCCGAGGCAATCGATAAATTCATAGCATCTCAGGTAAGTAAGCTCGACGACAATACCGCACTCCAATATTCGGTTCTATATCCTGAATGGAGTTCGGATTCAGTCGAGTATAAAGTAAACGATCGAGTTACGTACGAATCAGTTCTATACAAGTGTCTTATTTCACACACTTCACGTCCTGATTATAACCCGATCGATTCTCCAAATATTTGGACCAAGATTGAAAAGGAGTAGATCATGCCTGGTTATATTCAGAATCCATATATGCCGCAGTACGGAGGATTCCAATACGGAAACTATCCGATGCAGCCAAATGCACCATATCAGACTCCAACCACATATCCGACATTTAATCCGCAACCACAGACTATCAGCAATTCAGCGGATAGTCTTGTGAAGTCTGATATTTCCGGAAAAATCGTGGAAACCGAGAATGACATTTCGGTAAATGATATTCCGATGGATGGCAAGGTCCATCTGTTTATTCTAAAGGATTATTCCAAAGTCATCGGAAAGGCATGGACTGCCGATGGAAAGATCGCAACCAGCGTTTATGTTCTTGAACAGCAGTCCCAACCGCAGACAACCGTCGACGATTCACGGGAGTTGCTGCAACAATAACGTCGCTATCTGATAGAATTTCAGGAGGTATATTATGATTGCACTGTCAAATCTTACCGTCCAGACTCTTACGACTGGACAGTCTGTTACCTTTGATAGTACCGTACTTCGCACCTGCTCTTCGGCAGAAGGACATCGCCAGTCCACACCTGCTGTGAAGCTGCGTGTTCCGGGCATCTATGAGGTTCATTTCACTGGAAATGTTTCCTCCGCAACGGCAGCCACTCCAGTCCAGCTGGCAATTGCCATCGGCGGTTCCACGCTTCCTGGTACCCTCATGGTGTCCACTCCATCGGCAGCCAATGTCGAGAACAACGTCCATGCGGATACGATCGTCCGTAATGCGTGCGGAGAGTACGATACCATCACGATTACCAATGTCGGAACCAATCCAGTGACCGTTTCCGCTGGTTCGGGTCTCTGGGTCAAGCGAGTTGCCTGAGGAGGTCAAAATGGGAAGTGAAATGTGCTCTCATGAAGGATGTAAGGCGCTTTGCGATATGAAGTGCCGTCTCATGGAGGTCGCTGATGAGTATACCCGCAATGTGGGTTATGGCTGCGATATTCACGAGCTGGGTGAGATCATTGATATGATCAAGGATATCGATGAAGCCATCAATTACCGACATCAGGCGCTGTATTATGGCACCATTGCCGAGGGTATGGCCCGTCCGTATTTGCGTCATGATATTCGTGGCATGATGGACGATTATCACGAACGCGATTCGTGGCGTCATGATAAGTCCGAACGCGATGAGTCTCCGGAAGAGAAGTTCGAATCGTATCAGAAGAGTGTAAAGGATATTTGGTCCTCTGCGACTCCTGAGCTTCGTTCGAAGATGCGAACTACTCTTACCAAGCTCGTCAACGACATGGCTTAGGAGGACAATGGAATCGATGGATCATGAACTAATGATAACCATCGTCACCATTGTCGGAAGTGTGCTGGCCTCTTCAGGATTCTGGGCATATCTGCAATCGAGACGAGATCGTAAGAATGCCAAGAACGATGCGAATAGCGCATTCGTTGATCTCCTGAAGGGGCTTGCCCATGATAGAATCGTATTTATCGGTAATAGATATCTCGAGCGAGGATGGGTTACAAAAGATGAATATGACGACTTTGTTAAATACTTATATGAACCCTACGAACGCGTTGGGGGCAATGGGATGGCGAGAAAGGTCATGAGAGAAGTAGAGAACCTCCCTTTGACCGAACCCGAAATGAAAGGAAAACAATGACTGATAACGATTTCGAGAACGATAAGGATGAGACTCCGGATATTCGTGGACTCTTCGGTATGACCAACAAGGGCTATGATATCCTGAAGTGGATCGTTCAGTATATTCTGCCGGCTCTGAATACTCTTATTCTGGCTCTTGGTTCCATTTGGAATTGGGATGCGACAGTTCCGATTGCGGCTACTGTGGCTGCATTTGATGTGTTCCTGGGAGTTATTCTTGGAGTAAGCGCGAACCAGTACCAGAAGAATCTGGAGAATAAGTAAAGTTTGATAAAGGACTCGTGTTCAATACATGGGTCCTTTATTTTTCCTCGCGATCGAAACATCGCATATAATGAAAGGAAAACTTTAAAAGGAGTTATCATGCAAGAACAGTTTGATGCATTAATCGAAGATTTGAAGGATTTTTGTCACGAACATCCATACTTTACCACAGTTGTTGTAACGTATTTTGTTTCTGACACTATTCTTAAAATGCTTCCTTGATACTAAAATATTCAGTATGTTATTTCATCAAGTTTAACAATTAAAAGTAAAGGACTCGTGTTCAATACATGTGTCCTTTACTTTGTCGCGATATATTCATGGCTTATAATGAGTAGAAAGGATAAATCATGGAAACCGCATACATTTATTATGTTATCTGTTCGTCAGTCGTATTCGCTCTTGTGACGATCTTTATCCCCGTCGTGTATATTTTCATCAAAGATACTTTTGTAGCTTTAAGGGATCGTATCACGATCGGAGCAAAGATCATCCGGATGCTTATGGCTGTTGGAATGATCGCATTAATACTATGGGGTTATTACATAAGTTACTCGCTTCTATAAGATTATAAGAAGCCATATTTACATGGCTTCTTATTTCTTTCGCAATAAAAACATTGCATATAATGAAATCATTCAAAACCTCTTACAAAGGAGTTATCATGAAGAAGTTCAATGAAGTAAAGAAGAATGTCAACAAGTTCTGCCAAGATCATATTCTTGGAATCACCGCAACAGTCGCAGCTGGCATTTGGATTGGATATATTGCACTAACGATTCGTGACATCAAGAATGCTAACAACAATGTTACAGATTGTACAGATTCTTTGATGTACGAACTCGATCCCGCAAACGTCATGATCCTAGTGCCTGATGCCGATCATATCGACGATGCCATCAAGTTTATCAAGGAGAACAATGTTCTCAATCCTCTTGAACGTGACGAATTTCAACGTATTATCGACACCTTCACAGAGTTGAAGAATGGCAAGAATTGATAAAAGCCCATGTAATTATTATAAATTACATGGGCTTTTATTTTGTCGCGATATATTCATTGCCTATAATGAAACCATTTGAAAGGAGCAATATGTTCAAGAATAATAAGGACAATCGCAATGACATCAATCAGAATTTTGATGATGACATCACATTGTTGATTTCTCAACTCTATACTCTTGACGAAGACTCCGAAGCACGTGGAAAGCTTGTAAACGATATCAAGAATCTTGTTGAAGCTAAAAAGAATTACAATTCGAATAGGCACGACATGATCATAAAATCGATTACGGCCGGAACCACATTGCTCGGAATTATCGTCATGCTCGGATTTGAGGAATCACATGTGATTACATCCAAAGTTCTGGGATTCATTCCGAAACCTAAAATCTGATCATATTTTACTGATAACCGTTTAATCTATAGATCCCATTTAAAACATGGGACCTATATTTTGTCTAAGGAATCAAATGCAGACTTATAGGGTCATTCGTTGTTTCGAAGAGATATTTCCAGGATTTTGGAAGCAACGTTCTCATTATCATCTTAGAGCATATAATAATGTGATCGTATATTTAGATAATGGAATGGTCTGCGACTTCAAGGTCACGAACTATCGTTCAGATAAAGATTTCAGTTATACATTGACGGGAAAATACAAAGGAGTAGATCATGAAAACTGATATTTTTCTGATAGGTCCAATGGGATCGGGGAAGACAACAATCGCCAATGAATTGGTGAAAAATGGTTTTGTCAAAACCCGAGCCATAACAACACGACCGAAAAGACCTAACGAACCTGATGACGAATATTTTTTCACGAATAATGAAGGATTCAAATCCGCTGTTATTTGGGATGATGTTCGGGCGATTCGTGTATATTCTACGAAGTTCGGAATCTGGCGATACGGAATCTCGATGAAGGAATTCCAGCAAGATTGCGATACGGTTACGATCCTAGATCCATCATCGTTTGAATATCTGGCTCCTGATATCGGAGAATCGGTATTCGGTGTATTCTTAGATGCACCCGAGGACATTTGCAAGATGCGTGCTCTTGCACGAGGAGATGATCCGAAAGAAGTCGATAGACGAATCGAATCAGATCGAGAGGATTTTGCAGAACTTAGAAACCATGATATAAACAAGGATATTTACAAATGTGTCATAGATAGAAGTATTTATAATTCCAATAAAAACCCGTCAATGATCGCAAATGGTATAATTCGATCCATACAAATGAATGGAATTAAGAAATGATAAATGGAACTGTCATAAAAGCCCATCAAACAATGTATGGCGATATTGATATAATGATACGATTGGATGATCCACGAATGCTCGAAGAACTCGATGAGAAAGAGCATGTCGCAATAAGTCAAATAATAGAAGGAGAAGCAGAATGAAAATCTGGGCATGTTTGTCATGGTTTCTTGCCGGAATGTTGTTAATGGGATTGGGTATGATGATTGCCTTTAATCTTGGCGAAGAAGATAATGTAAATAAAGTTGAACATATCAAAACGGGAGATATCGATTGGGTTTGCATTGACAATGGCGACTATACACGAAGTTGTGATGTAATCCAGAAATATCAATGATGTTTGAAAGGAGTTATCATGCGTATTTTTAGGATGCTCATCTATTATATTTTTGTGCCTAGGGCTGTTCCTGATTGGGATATATATGATGAATTCTGCGAAGATTGTATAAATAACAATGAAGATTTCCGCATGATCAGAATCGGATATTTGATGGAACCTCAGAAACTATGGGTTCTTGATCGGTGCTTTCCCGAACTAATGAGTACATTACGAACATCGATTAATTCATATTTCGATTACCGCGATGGACTAATAACGATCAAAATGTTCGATTATTGTCAGCCATTCGAGGATATTGTTCGAGAATTTGATCGATTAAAAGAAAAACATATTTTATGGATCGATTATAAAGATTTGATTGCTTTATATGCTCCATATCTTTATGCCGCTCTCGTTTCGTTCTCGTATAAATTCCATGCATATGAGGATGCATACGGCTTCGAAACATGCAGAGCTGATGTGAAAGGAACGCCAATTGAATAAGAATCATAAATTCATTAAAAAGTTTCTAACATTAATACTCGTACTCGCTTTTCTCGGGATTGCATGTATTCTTCCCAAAGCAAAAAAATCTGAAGCTCCAGCGCAATCGATTTATGGTGTATATTCACAGATCTATCATGATAACCATTGCGATGATGGATCATCCGAATGTACTTATGAGATCATATTGACTGAAAAGAATATAATCGTATATTATACGAACTCGGTTAGTTCGACAATCATGTGGCGAGGTTTGATAGCCATGAATGATCTTGAATCGAATGATATTCGCATAGGATCGGTACTTGATCCAGACTTTGAGAATGAACACAATACGTCCAGCGCCATGTTCACCTATAATGGAAACCACAAATGTTTCCATTATATTTCCAGAAATGGAAAATCATATCTTCAAACCGATGTTCCGGTAAGCGATTCGACAACATTCCGAACACATGATATTCTCTTGCCTTACAAGACACAGGATGTTGTTTGAAATCGCAATAAAAACATGGCACATAATGAAAGATATTCAAACCTCTCACAAAGGAGTTATCATGAAGGAAAAGTTTGAATCTGCTAAGAAATTCGTCAAAGATCATAAGACCGATTTCATTTGTGGCGGAATCGTGCTGGGTTGCATTGCAACTATCGCATTGATTCAGGCCTCTGCTGAATTGGTATCTGACGATGACGATTCCGCAGATGTGAACGATACCAACGTTAACGAAATTACCGAGGACTGAATAATCAGTCGAAACTTATAGGTCTCATGGAAACATGGGACCTATATTTTGTCTAAGGAGTAATCATGGAAATCCCTCATTCGATCAAAAAGTTTATTTCTGAAAACGGTTCAAATATTCTTACGGCTCTGGGGTGTGTCGGAGTAGTCGGAGTGGCGATTGCATCCGGTAAGAATTCGCTAGAAGCGGATAAGGTTCTGCGAGCAAAGAAGTATGAAACCGATAGGGAGCTTACCCCGAAGGAGAAGACCAAGCTGGTCGTTCCGATCTATATTCCGACGATCCTGATCTCCAGTGCGACGATCATGTGCCTCGTGGCATCGAATCGTATATCTGCTGGACGAACCGCTGCATATGCCGGAGCGCTCGCTCTTGCCCAGGAGGCAGCACGCACCTATCGAGAAAAGGTCGAGGAAACTGTTGGTCCAAAGAAGGCAAAGGAAATCGACGACAAAGTCGCTGACGAACAGATCAAAAAGATCGATGGAAAGAATCCAACAGTCTTCGGAACTGGACCTTATATTTGCTATGACAGCCTGACTGATCGAAAGTTCGCATCCGACATGAACAAGATCGAGGCCGCTCAGAATCGTAAGAACAAAAAGATCCTGTCCGAAGGATGGTGTTCTCTCAATGAGTTCTACGATGAGATTGGTTTACCTCCGGCTCAGATCGGAGAGGAACTTGGATGGGATTATGATACTATGATCGATATCACGTTCTCGTCTCGTCTCGATGAAGATGGCAATCCGAATATCGTAATGAACTTTCGAAACCCTCCCTTCCCCGACACACTACGAAAATACTGATATTTTCTGGAGTGAATTCGCAGAGTTGATGTCGCAGTAAAAACATTGCTTATAATGAAACCATACGTTTTATTATAAGGAGTTATTATGGCAAATGTATTTTCTATCGCAGCGAAAGCTCTTGGAAAGACCAAAACTCTGGAGGACATCGCTCTCGGAGCGAATGCCGGAAACGCAGTCCTTGGACTTGGTGTTCTCGCAGTAAGTGTTATTGCGGAAACCATTGTCAAGGTTCGTGTATCCGATATCGTTAAAGAGAAGATGACCAAACAGAAGTCGAAGGATATTCCAAAAGCTGAAGTTGCTGAAGATAACGAATCCATCGACTCGGAAGAATCGAACGAAGATTGAAAAATCTAAGAGCTCATGTTCATTACATGGGCTCTTATTTTAAGGAGCTTATAATGAAACATTATGGTATTATGAATTTTCTGTTTGACCTTTTAATGATTGGTCTTACAGGTGGCTTGTGGTTGGTATGGATCGTACTCCGTTTCTTCCGCAAGAATAGTTAATAAATATTGAAAGGATAATTACAATGGCATACAAGACTACTATTCAGTATCAGGATCTTGACGGTCGTAACGTTTCCTACGACCTTATTTTCCGTCTCTCGATTAATCAGCTTCTCGACATCGTCAACAATGAAGATCTTATGAAGAAGATGCAGAATTTCTCTCCGAATTCTTCCACGGAAGATCTTATGTATATTCTTAAGAGCTTTGTCGACATGTCGATTGGCTTCCCGGTTCATAAGGATAGTGGATTCACCGAATTCCGCCCGATGACTGAAGATGAAAAGAAGTATTTCTTCGAATCCGATGGTTGGGACATTCTGTTCATCGAGCTCACTGCTTCCGAAGGTGCGATCATGAACTTTATGCGTTCCGTTATTCCGAACCGAGCGGTTCTTGAGAAGATCATGCCGAAGGATGAGGATCATAGCAAGACTCTTGATGCCGTCTTTGGTCAGATCCAGGAATCGGATTCCAAGGCTTACAATCCGTTCCAGAAGTGATTCGCGATATTTTCATCGCTTAATATGAGGAGCTGTGACTATATTTTAGTCATGGCTCCTCATTTGGAGTTTTCATGAACTATTCCGAAAGGTTTTATAATGTCTGAAAATAAAGACATCGATATTTCCCGTAAAGCTCTTGGTCTCGAAGATTCAACCGAAGATCGAAAAGTAATTGGTAACAATTTCGTTGAGAAAAAGAAGAACAAAGCCCAGAAGGTTGCGGAGACATTTCTGGGTGGAGATGTCAAGGATGTGATGACGTGCATCGTTTATGATGTCATCATCCCGACTGGCAAGGATCTTCTGCATGATATTGTCACCAAAGGTATGGACCGTCTTATTTATGGAAACGATACACCGACACGTGGAGCACGTTCGAGTCGTCGTGAATTCACAAGCTATGGTCAATACTACAGCAATCGTCAATCGTCGCAGCGCGGATTTCGCGAACTTACTCAACGTGAACGCGATACTCACGAGTTCAGTAATTTCATTGCTCCGTCTCGGGATCAAGCCGATGATGTTCTGACATATTTGACAGAACTGATTGAACGTAAGGGACAAGCCACGGTTGGCGATTTTCTGCACGCAATTGGTAAAGGATCCCAAGCGACATTTACTGATGAAAAGTGGGGATGGCGATCGATGGCACGTGCCCAGATCCGTCAGATCCGAGAAGGATGGCTAATGGAACTTCCGCCGACCGAGGAGGTATGATGGTAAGTGCTGAACAAGCCCGAGCAGAGTTGACTAAATTCTATAGCGCACCCAGCTGGGCTCATAAAGTAAATCACATGTCAGATAAGCAGGTATTTGCAGTTCTCATGCGATTGCAGAGTGCTCGCAAATACCGGAAGGAGCATCCAGAAGGATGATTACTGATAGTAAAGTATCGACAGTACCAGGTGCATATGATTTTCTTGCAGAAACATATGAGGACAAAACTGAAGAGAAACTTCTAAAGATTTGGAAAGATCGATTCGCATCATATTTTCCGGAACTTGTTCCAAAAGCAAGAGAGTATCGCTTTCGTATTTATGATCCGAAGAATTTTCCAAGATCTTTGGTTATTCTTACCTATGATGGACGGATCCTTGAATTTAAAACGACCGAATATGGTTCGGCAGAATTAAAGACGCTCAACTAAGGAGATATATTTAAAATGAGCATCAAACAGCAAATGGTTCTTGGAATCAATCGAGTAATCCTCGTCACAAAGAAGTACTCTCCCGAAATTCTTACTGCTATTGGCATTGTAGCTGGCATCGGTGCCACTGCCACTGCAGTTAACTCGACGCTTCATTGTGATTCCATTCTGGATACACATAAGGCGAACATGAATAAGATTGAGATGGCTAAACAGGCTGTCGAGAATGATGATACTCTTACATATCCTGTCGAAAAGCAACGTTCAGACAAGACCGTTGTATATATGAAGAGCGCGATTTCCTTCGCACGTCTTTATATGCCGACCGTTATTCTGACTGGTCTGAGCATCACCTGCATTCTCTCGGCTCATAATATTATGTCGAAGCGTAATGCGGCTCTGAGTGCGGCATTCGCAGCTGTCTCGAACAAGTTCATGGATTATCGCGCTCATGTTCGTGACGAGTATGGTGCCGAAAAGGATCATGAATTCTATAATGAGATCGTGACTGAGGAAGTAAAGGATGAGAAAGGTAAGGTTGTCGAAAAGAAGAAGACTGTCGACAATCATATGACAGATTTCTCCCAGGCATTCTTCGATGAATTCTCTCCATTCTGGTGCAAAAATAATCCTGAACTGAATGTTGCTCATTTGGAGGCAGTCGCATCCCAGGCGAACGATTATCTTTACGCTCATGGATATTTGTTCCTAAGCGATATTTATGATTGGTTGGGCATCACTCAGACTCCAGCAAGCCGTGTTGTCGGATGGCTGTATGATGCTAATCATCAGGACGCCTATGTTGATTTTGGTGTCATTGACGATTCCGGTCAGGCTTGGGATTCGGTAAACGATTGTGCATGGGACGGAAAGATGGGCATCAAGCTGAATTTCAATCTTGATGGCTCTTCCGTTATTTACGATCACATCTGATATATTTCAAGGGTCATGTGTTCACAAGAATGCATGACCCTTTTATTTTTAGAAAGGTTATCATGAACAAGCACGATCTGATTATGCTTTCGATTGGAGCTCTATCAGGGGCTGTGATCACCGGTGTTGGGGCATATTTGGTATATCGTCAGTATGTTCCGTTGAACAAGCTAAATGATTCGATCAATGAACTAGAGTCTCGCAAACGTGAGCTTCTCTCGAAGATCGAAAAGATTCAGAATTCGTATGATTCCCTTTCGGAATCCACGAAAAAGAGTACGGCTCGAATGGATAAAGAACTCGATTTTTACGAGTCCCAGCTTGATGCCGTAAAGGAAGAACTGAAACAGAATAATCAGTTGGTCGCGGATCAGGGGAATCCCGATGCCATCAACAGAGATAAGGAATATTATGAAAAGAAATTCGAAGAAACTCAATCGACTGATGAGGATTATTCGAACGATTACGAGACTGATCGATCGTCTGAGTCTGAACGCGGACTTCATTCTGATGATGCAGAAGAGCAATCAGAGAAAGAAATTGCGATGACTAAACGATTTTTCGGTGGATATGTCATCAATGATGGAAATAAGCGATGGGATGGACCATTGACTGATGATGAACAAGCTGAGTATGATAATGCAGGTGGGGATCCCGATATTGAGAACTCCATTCTGATGAATATCAAGGAAGAACGATTCATCAATTCCATTGATGAAAAAGAACCAATGTATCAGATCAGCGAACAAGAGCATCATGACATGCCCAAATTCCTTGATACTGAAGAACTCGACTATTATGAAGTGGATGATATTCTCGCACTTGGTAGAGATATTGTTCCAAATCCATCTCATTTAATAGATCTAACGGTTCTGAATCATTTTGGAAAGAATTCGATGTCGTCTGATCCAAACGTCGTATATTGTCGCAATGATGAACTCGAAACCGATTATATTGTTACAAGACATACCGGATCATTCCAGAATGAAGTTCTTGGCATTCCCGATGAAGATAGTCGAGTAGTCCCTCGTAAGTTTAACAAGGAACTAGCCGATGATATGGAGGAGACTCGTGGAAGGAATAAGCGTTAATAATTACAATAAGGATGAATCATATTTTCAGTGGCTTGAAAGTCTGGTTCATTTCGATCCAGTTCTAGACTGGGCAATTCATCAACATTATTTCTATTCGCCAATTCGTATGGATGAGAACAGAAATTCCGATGGATTGTATATGCGACAAACATATTTTGATTCTCATGGAGTCAAGCCAAGCGATGATTCTCCGAATGCGTCTGTTTTTGAAGCATTGATCGCACTAGCGTCCCGTTGTGAGGAAACATGCGGATACGTTCATGATATTTCAGAATGGTATGCGATGTTCATTGAGAACATGGGACTTTCATATTTCATCGGTAAAGATATCGATGAGTATGACGAAGCGATCGGAAACCATATTCGTGTGACATTGAATCATGACTATGATTACAATGGTGAACATGGTGGATTGTTTCCTATGAAGAAACCTCCGTGTGATCTTAGAACGATCGAACTATGGTGGCAGATGCAATATTGGATTACTGAGAATCATATTTCTGAGTGAAAGGAGTAACCTTGGATCAGGTAAAGATTCGTGTGAAGCCTACGACCAAAGGCCATGAACAAATCTATGCAGATCCGAAGGTCCGAGGGTTTCATGATTTGTTGGTAAAAGGAGGCGAGTTCTACGCTGTCTATGATCCTTCAACTCATCTGTGGTCTCAGAAACGTGAAACACTCAGTAAACTGATCGACAATGATATTCAGAACTTCTATGATTCCTATGAATCTAAAGATGGTGCTGTTGTTGCACCGATGTTCATGAATGATGGAAGCAATGGATGTTGGAATCGATATTTGGGTTTCCTGAGAAATCTTGATAATAGTCCTGGAACCCTGAATCAGAAGATGATATTTTCTGATCAGGTTCCAGAGCGTGAAGATTATGCAACACTGAAACTTGATTATTCAATCAAACCGGGTAAGTGCCCTTGTTATGAGGAACTTATGTCGACACTCTATGCTCCAGCTGAGAGACAAAAACTAGAATGGGGTATCGGAGCCATGATTGATGGTCATGATATTCAGAAGATCCAAAAGATGTTCGTGATCTATGGTGATCCTGGAACTGGTAAATCGACGATTTTGAACATCATTGAAGAACTATTTCCTGGATACATCGCATATTTCTCAGCTGAAGATCTCGGTAAAGGATATCAGTTTGCAACTGCTGCATTCCGAAATGCTCCATTGGTGGCGATTCAACATGATGGTGATTTGTCACGTCTATGGAATAACACGATTCTCAACCAGATAGTATCTCACGAAACTATACAGGTGAATGAGAAAGGTGTCAAACAGTATCCGATCGAACTTCGCACCATGTTATTCATGGCTACGAATCATCCGGTAAAAGTAACCGACTCGAAATCTGGTTTGATTCGACGATTGATTGATATTCATCCGACTGGTAAGAAAATAAAGCCGGATAAGTATTTCAAAGATCTTGATGGAATCAAATTCGAGCTTGAGGCGATTGCCGATCATTGTCTGAAGATTTATCGGAATCTCGGTCGATCATATTATGATGGATATATTCCAACTGACATGATTGCTCGAACGAATGATGTGTATAATTTCATTCAGGATGAATTCGAGATATTCGATACCGATGATCCACTGAGTCTCGCGATGTTGTGGAGAACGTATAAAGCATGGGCGGATGACTTCAAAGTCAATGTAATGCTTAAACGTTCCGACTTCATGTATGAACTTCAGACATATTTTGATACGATGGAACGACATGGAAGTAATGTCACATTCCAGGGATTCAAATATGACAAGTTCACATCGAAAAAGACAAAGGTTGAAACACCGACTAGCTGGATCCGTTTGGATACTGATATTTCTGAGTTCGATAAACTTGCTGCAGATTATCAAGCTCAATATGCCAGAAACGATGAATCCGGAGCTCCAAAGGAGGCATGGGACAATGTAAAAACCACATTGAAAGATATTGATACCAAGAAACTTCATTGGGTCAGAGTACCTGAGAATCATATTGTTCTCGACTTTGATGTACGAAGTGATGATGGAGAGAAGAATCTGGAAGCGAATATCAAAGCAGCTTCTGAGTTTCCTCCTACATATACTGAAGTGTCAAAGTCCGGAAACGGTCTGCATCTCCATTATATTTATGATGGTGATGTATCGAGATTGAAGAATCTTTACAGTACTCATATTGAGATCAAAGTTTACAAGGGCAAATCGTCTTTGAGACGACAGTTATCCAGATGTAATGATCTCGAAGTGGCCCATATTTCCTCAGGACTTCCGTTGAAAGGAGAAAAGACCTTGATCAATCAACAGGAGATTCAGGATGAAAGACATCTGAGGAACATCATAAAGAATGCTCTTCTCAAAAAGTACCAACCTGGAACCAAACCAAGTATCGATTTCATTGCAAAGGTACTGGATGAAGCATATGAACAAGGCTTGGTTTATGATGTCAGAGATCTCCAACAAAAGGTCATGCACTTCGCCATGGGTTCAACACATTGGGCAGATTATTGTCTAACTGTTGTAACAAATATGAAATTCCAATCTGAAAAAATGCCAGAGGGATTAAATCCGTCAAACACGGATAAAATCATATTTTACGATGTCGAGGTGTTTCCAAATCTCTTTATGATCTGCTTTATGGATAGTGATTCCGATATTGTCAGATCATGGATCAATCCACCTAGGGAATCCGTTATCACGCTTATGGAACAGAATCTTGTCGGATTCAATAATCGTAAGTATGACAATCATATTCTCTATGCTTGGGGTTTTCTTAATTACAGTAATGCCCAATTGTATGATCTGTCGAAACGTATCGTATCTGGTCAAAAAGATGCATTGTTTAGTCAGGCATACAACATCTCATATGCGGATATCTACGATTTCTCATCAAAAAAGCAATCGCTTAAGAAATGGGAGATCGAATTGGGAATCGATCATCATGAGCTTGGCATGGATTGGGATTCTGATATTCCAAAAGAGCAATGGCCATTGGTGGAATCATATTGTAAGGATGATGTTCGAGCTACAAAGGCAGTCTTCAATCATCTAAGCGGTGATTTCGAAGCTCGTAAGATTCTGGCTCAGCTTTCAGGTCTTACAGTAAATGATACCAATAACACGCATACAGCCAAGATTATATTTGGTGACGAGCGTAATCCACAAAGCAAATTTAATTATCCGGATCTTGCTGAACTATTTCCTGGCTATACATTTGATCCATATGCGCCAAAGGATCAGAAGTCCAAGTATATGGGCGAGTATCCGTCGGAAGGCGGTTACGTATTTGTGTATGGCATGGAGAATGGCGATGTCGATCAGGATTATATGAATATTAAACATCCATGGGAGGAATAATGAATTATCAATTAATCGAATATGCGGTTCGTCGCTATATCGATAAGAAGGGATATTTAAAACAGAAAAGAGATTACAATCTGTCCATCAAATCGAGTGGATATATTTGTGGGAATTACTATGCGTTTGTCGTAACAGATGAACCTAGTGACAATCGTATTTACGAAGTAACGCATCTGTCGAAATCGAATACCACTGCGGTTAGCAGTTATCTTCAAGACGATATAGCACCATTTTTCATCTAATAGATAAAAGGAGTTAATTATGAATGATCAAAATGATCAAAAAGATTATCAAGTATATGATCGAGAAATGATTCATATTTTCAATTCAGTTCGTCGTTATATCGAAGAGCAGGAATTTTTAAAAGAAGATTTCCATCTAACCATGAAAACATATAGAGCATGTCTTGGACATCATTATGCATATGTCGTGACGAACGCTAAAAGTGACCCACGTATCTATGAAGTGGATCATACCGATAATCCAGAGACCACCAAAGTTACCAGCTATCTTCGAGATGGCTATTCGATTTTAAAGTAATAGATAAAGGAGTTAATCATGACTGGTATTCAAGAAACCATTCCAGACATTTATAAGAATGTTACGAAATATATGGACAATGATTTTATCAGAGTCGCGCATCTTCGTAATTCCACAACATTCGGTAACGATATGTATGAAAAGACATTGAAAAAGGTAGTCGATTTCGGAACCATTCGTAAAGATCGAACAGGAGTTGGTACTCTTTCGACATTTGGTCTCCAGATGGAATTCTATCTGTCGCTATTTTTCCCACTGGTTACCACCAAAAAGGTATATTTGAAAGGTGTAATTGCCGAACTTCTGTGGTTCCTCAATGGTGATACCAACATCAAATACCTGAATGACAATGGTGTTCATATTTGGGACGAATGGGCAGACGAGAATGGAGATCTCGGACCGATCTATGGTAAGCAATGGCGTGACTGGAATGACGATCATATTGATCAGATCCAAAATGCCATCGATCTTATCAAGAACGATCCATATTCTCGCAGGATCATTGTGAGTGCCTGGAATCCATCCCAGATTCCAGATATGGCTCTTCCGCCATGTCATACGTTCTTCCAGTTCTATGTTACGGAATCCGAACGTCTTGATTGTCAGATCTATCAGAGGTCTGCAGACATGTTCCTCGGCGTTCCGTTTAACATCGCATCGTATTCTCTGTTGACTATGATGATGGCCCAGCAGACTGGTCTTGAACCTGGACGTTTGATCTGGACTGGTGGCGATTGCCATATTTATCTGAATCATTTCGATCAGGTTGAAACAGAGCTTCATCGAACTCCATATCCTTTCCCTACGATGAATATCGATAAAGCCAAGGATATTTTCAGCTACAAGCTTGAAGACTTCCATCTGGAAAACTACAAGTGTCATCCTGCAATCAAGGCTCCTGTGGCTGTATGATTGAAGAAATGTTTGAAAACTTCAGTGGCGAGACATTGATCGGTATTGCTATTATCGTGATATTTCTCGCCATTGCTCTATTTTTCGGAGATGAATCATGACTGACAAACCAATGCTAGGTGGTATGTTCGGTAATGTCGCATTGCTGGATATTGCTTCGATGCATCCGCATTCGATCATTGCTATGAACATGTTCGGACCATATACGAAACGATACAAGGATATTCTAGACACGCGTATCGCCATAAAGCATGGAGATTTCGAAACCGCCGAGAAGCTTCTGGACAACAAATTCACGGATGCTGAACTTCGTGAAAACCAGAAGATCCTGTCGACTGCATTGAAGATTCCGATCAATTCAGTATATGGTTTGACTTCTGCGCATTTTCCGACAAGGTTCAATGATGTCGCAGCTGGTCCGGGAGATCGAAATAAAGATAATAAGGTTGCCAAACGTGGTGCATTATTTATGATCACGCTAAAGCACAAAGTCCAGGAAATGGGTTATACAGTCGTCCATATCAAGACCGATTCGATCAAGATCGCAGATGCTGATGATTATATTATCAACTGGGTGACTGATTTTGGGCATAAGTATGGATACACCTTTGAACACGAGGCAACTTATGACAAGCTTTGCATTGTCAATAAGTCTACGTATATTGCTCATTCCGCATGGGGTGAACACGCTGGTGAATGGACTGCTACTGGGTTGCAGTTTCAGGTTCCATATGTATTCAAGACCTTATTTTCAGGTGAGCCAATCAGCCTATCGGATCTATCAGAGACTAAAAGTGTGCAGACATCACTATATCTTGACTTCAATGAAGATTTGCCAGCAGATGAGCATAATTACTCATTCGTTGGAAAAGTTGGCGCATTTATTCCAGTCAAAAGTGGTTCCGGCGGTGGAGAACTTGTCAGGAGCGATGGCAAAGGTGGATATTCAAGTGCCACCGGAGCTAAAGGTTATCGATGGAAGGAAGCATCAATAGTCCGTGATCGTAATCTCAATAATGAAATCGACATGTCATATTACGAAAAACTTGCCGATGATGCAATTGGAACGATTAATGAACGAGGTGACTATGGATGGTTTGTTTCAGATGAACCTTATATTTCACCGAATCCGGAATCAAACAAGACAATGGAGAGATTATTCAATGCTGTTAGATAGTTTTATTGTTGGGATTGCATTGCTAATCTTCGCAATTGTTGTATTATGGCTTTGTAATTGCGAATCAGCAATAAGCGATATTATTTGTTTTGTGATTCTAGTAATATGCGTATTCGTTATTGAATATGTATGCTCACAATAAAATATTGCTTTATATTGTTAGGAGTTTATTATTTCGAACGAATCAAATGGAGAGATTATTCAATGACACTAAATGATACTATTTGTTTCGTAGCCTTTATAATCGCTACGGTTTTTATTAGTTGGTTTTCATCGCGATAAAAACATAGCTTATAATGAAAGGATAATAAAAAGGTAAGACACGAAGGCGTGTGGACGTTTCCACACCTACCGCAATTAGGTTTTCGTTGGGCCGATTGCTGAATTCTTTCATTATATTTTTGGATTCATGGAAACATGGATCCTTATTCTTTGATTGAAAGGATAATCATGAAAAACGAATCTCCAGAAGTTGATGAATACAGTGAACTCATCGATGATATTCTGGATTGTGATTGCCAGGCACCTGTGAATTTTATCTCGAATTATGTATTTGAGAATTCCGATGGCGAAAAAGCATATGGAGCGATCCTCATGTGCACTGGCTGCCAAAAACTTGTACGAATTTCCGGACCGATTAACAAGATCGATGATATTACACTTCATGCTTATAATCGTATGGAAATTGAGGAAACGAAATGAAATTCGAAGTAAACATTCCAGTTCGTAAAAATCTGTTTAAACAAAAGGAGAACAAAATGGAAAACAACGAAACCATCAATGCCAATGACATGGTTAAGAATGGAAAGACCGCGGTTCATGAGTATATTTCGGATCATCCAGAAGTAATTCTGTTTGGAGCAGCTGCTGTGTTCTATATTGGTTACCAAACCGGTAAGAGCCATCAGCTTAATGAACTGCTCCGTGCCAGCATGGGCGTCCAATGATCGATCGTATTCTATTCATACTAATATTAATAACGATAGTCACTGTGTGTAATGTGATTATATTCAAGCAAATCAATGATATTCCAGAAAGGAAAAACAAAAATGGCAAACACTGAAATCGAAGAGCTCGTCAAGTTCGATCCGGATCGTAGTGGAGTTGCGATCAAGAATGTTCCGCTTCTTTGGAAGAATTTCTCAGGAGCAAAGGGTGTTTACAATAACGAAGGCAATCGTAATTTCAACATCGAATTGACTCCGGAGATTGCAAAGCAGCTTAAAGATTATGGCTTCAACATCAAGGAACGTGTTCCTAATGATCCGGAGCTTCCAACCCGTCTTACGATGAAGGTCAATGTCCGTTATCACGATGACAATCCCGAACTTGATCCGAAGATCTATATCCACGGATCCCACGGACGTCGTCTTCTGACTTCGGAGAATGTCGCGATCCTGGATTCTCCGAGGGAGTTCGGTATCGGTGATATTTCGTTCAATGCCTATCATAACAAGGATCGTGAAGGCAATCCGACCGTCACCGCATATTTGAGGATTCTTCATGTTGAAATGGATGAGGATCCGTTCGAGGATGCATATCAGGACGAACCTGATTCATTCGGTAACACGATGACCTTCGCTGCTGTGAAGTCCATCGAAGACTGATATTTTAACAACAAAGGGCTCTGCGAGTATCGAAAGATCTCCAGAGCCCTTTATACATGGCTTTATATTTTTAGGAGTTTATCATGTCAAACGAATTCGATCTGTTCATATATGAAACTAATGAATATTTTCCGACAATCCAATCATTGATGAACCAATATGGTTCTGGTCGTCAAGCTATACGCAATGCCCTTATGTGTCGCACCAACACCTGGCATGGATGGCATCTTATACCATATGAGAAATCACGCAGAGATCGTTACACACGATATTTCCCAAGTAAATGGAGTTCGGAACCTGATAAGAAAGACTGGCGTACATTTCTAAATGATTATCGAAATGGAGATCATGATGAAGCTTTCAAGGATAAATACGCAATAATGACTAATGAACAACTCGTAACAATGTATCATATGGCTCGAGAAGAAGAGAAGTTCTTCAATGCCAATGAAGCCATAGATCTATATTATACATTACCACATCCCTGTTTCAGCGCTATCGGACGAATAATTGGCCTTAATTCCAGAACGGTTGCCCGTTATATTCGTAATTTTGATAAAATAGAACTCGATAATAAATTGATGCATGGACTAATGTGAAAGGAACCATCATGCAGTTTGATCCAACAAAACTAACTCTCAAAGATCTTGATCAAAACTATATTCGCAATAAGATTGAACAGGATCATGACGCCAAATGTCCGACAGATAATCCGATTATATTTGTCGATTGGGATCGTTCGATCGATAAAGGACGACTGAATTTTATTCATCATGACTGGAGAGATCCAGATTATTGGACACTTGATCTATATTGTGAGTGTCAATCGTGTGGTGCATCCGGCTTTACATCAGTAATTGTAGATGATAAATTCTCAAAGAGTGGAAAGATCTGATTATGACAAAGTATCAAATGTCTGATGTATACGACAACAGCAAACGAGATGAGTTCAAGATCGGCTATGATTATGGAAAACTCGATGCTTATCATGATATTATGGACTTTTTCTTCAAACATGTAAACGCATGGGAGGCAGACTATTTCGATAAGCTATATTCAAAGTTCGAGGGATTCCAAAAACCGATTTGTCTTCGTCAATCTGATTTCTTCAAGATGGCTATAGATTCCACTATCGAGATCCGTGAGATCATGCAGAAGGAACTGGATAAGCGTTATAAGAATACCCGTAAGGATCTGGAACAATATATTGACTTCAAAGGAGAGAACAATGACTGATATTTACAGTTTTCCGCTGGATCCTCCGCTTCCTCCGAATACTGTCGAGGTTCGTATTGCAACTCCAAGCGGTCGTGATATTCTCATTTATGGATCCAAAGACAAATGTACCATTACCAAAAGAGTGAATGATAACGGAAGCATTCAGTTTCTGATAACCGGAGCGTATAATATTTCTTCAGATACTGTTCCTGGTACTATGATATTTACGTCCGAGGATACTGATCCGTTTGGTCGGTTCCAGAGATCTGATGGACTTTATAGGGAGTTCTAAATGGTAAAGTTAATGCCCGAACAACGAGAGGCAGTAATGCGCCTTCGTTCTGGAAAGATATTGGCCGGAGGCGTCGGTTCTGGTAAATCGCTGACGTCTCTGGCATATTATCTGTCACGTGAATGTCGAAGCAAATCTGTCGAAAACAAAGACGGAGTATCTTATATTCCAGAGAAGGGATCTCCGGATCTCTATATCATCACGACTGCAAAGAAGCGTGATAATCTCGAATGGGAATCGGATATGCTCAAATACCACCTGAAATCCGGCGAAAACCGAAAAATGGGTGGTATCAATATCACGATCCAGTCGTGGAACAACATAGGCCATTTCGTCGATGTACGAGGTGCATTCTTCATATTCGATGAACAGCGTCTTGTGGGTAGCGGCGAATGGGTCAAATCGTTCTACAAGATCGCGGCGCATAATCATTGGATATTGCTCTCTGCAACGCCTGGTGATACCTGGAGTGATTATATTCCGGTCTTCGTGGCCAATGGGTTCTATAAGAACAAAACACAATTCATGAATCAACACGCGGTATATTCTCGATATGCGAAGTTTCCGAAGGTCGATAAATGGATTGAGGAAAACCATCTGAAACGTCTTAGACAAATGATCCTGGTTCCTATGGAGATCGAGCGTGATACCCATAGGAAAGTATATCAGATCATCTGTGACTACGACAAAAATCTGTATAAATCGACTCTGAAGGGCGTTATACAGCCCGATGGGAGCATATTCAGGCTGAATCCCTATACGAATGAGCCTATTCAGAACATATCCGAGCTTATGATCGCATTACGTAAGATCGTTAATACGGATCGTTCACGCATCAAAGAGTGTGTGAGGATCTGCATAGAACGCAAACGTACGATCATATTCTACAATCTCGATGCCGAACTGGAGGAACTCAGGAGGCTTCATGAGCTCACCGGGATCAAGGTGGCCGAGTGGAACGGACATAAGCATGAGGATATTCCGGATAGTGATGAATGGATCTATCTGGTGCAATACACAGCTGGATGCGAAGGCTGGAACTGCATCACGACAGATACAATCATATTTTACAGTCTGAATTACTCATATAAGGTGATGGAACAGGCTTCTGGACGCATTGATAGAATGAATACGAAGTATAAGGAGCTGAATTACTACCTACTCCGGAGCTTTGCACCTATCGATGTGGCCATACTTAGGGCTCTTAAGCTCAAAAAGAAGTTCCAACCCATCAGATTCCTTAAGAAATCGGTCGGAGACAGCTTCGGAAAGGCCGCATAGTGAAGTTTCAGATGGATTATGATGAAGTCGCGGGCGCATATCGTATGGCTAGGACCCTTTTGGGGTGTAAATGCCCCTTCAATACGGTGTGTGCCATAACGATTCCGGATATTTATCCTGAAGATTTTGACCCAAAAGACCCAAATGACTTCGAAAATCTGGTCGGAATGTATGGAAATGATGGTTTTGAGATGCGTGCATACTGTATTGGGTGCCATAAACGCACGAAATTCGTATGCGGAATCGAGGAATTACCGTATATTTCAGGTATTGCTATCGATTGTGTGCGTGATTTTGTAAGTAAAAACCACTGTTTTCATTGGAATCAGCTGGATATTTCGCCAAGATTGCTGCCTTGGGGGGTGTCTAGATCCGAAATTTCTAGCATGAATGACGTATATTTGGTACATAAAGTATACTGTCATAAGTGTAGAAAGGTGTTTGATGTGCCGATTCCTACCGATTTTTCGGTCGATTTGGAGCCATTTATGACGTCAAATGCATGGTGATTTTTATGATTTCATTTGTGCACGTGCACAAATGAGGGCCTTTGAAAAATGAGTGTGCACAGATGAGCATTTTTTAGAACTTCGAAAATGATGGAAAAATCTGAGTTTTTCCATCGAGTTAGGGGGTATTCGAAAAATGCTCATCTGTGCACAACTTTGATTTTTTGGACTTTTGGGCTTATTTTTCGAGGATGGTTTATGGGTCTCGAAGGTGCTGAAAACGTTGAAATTCCAACGTTTTTGGGACTTTTGAGGCTATTTTTCGAGGATGGTTTCTTTTTACTCAGTATATTATAGCTTTTACTATTAGAATAAAATAAAGTAAAATAATAATAATATAAGAAAAATACGTAATATAAGAGAACCAATATAAAATGCTATCATATACCGAGTAAAACTTTCTGAAAGGAGCAAAATGGTAGAATGGCGACAGATTCCGGGTTTTCCGAATTATGAAGCATCTGATGAAGGTGATATTCGCAGAATCAAAACCGGAAGGATTTTAAGCAAGTTCAAACGAAATGGACGTTCGCACGCAGTATGCATCGGTGGATCCAATCGACAGGTATCTCGTTTAGTATATTGGGCATTTCATCCAGAGTTCGAGTTTGATGATCCATACTATGTGATCATGCATGACGACATGGATCCTGAGAATGACGAGCTTTCAAATCTCGTCGCAATGGATCGAGCCGATCTTATTTATGAGATAGAACCATACAACACAGATATTTGGCCAAGCAAACCTAAAGGTCGAGCAAGTATCAATTACGGACTTCATCACAAAGAACCAAAACATAAACCAATTCCAATCAAATGCATTGAGACAGGAACCATATTCGATTCGGCAAGAGATGCCATGCGATGGCTCGAGAAGAAAGGACTTGGCGATTGTTGCATCGGCTATCTGGCTTATATTTCAAAAGAAGGAATAGATGACATACATGGATACCACTTCATACGAGTCTGATTAATCTGTGCATTAATCGGATTCAAATCATCGCACTATATGAGAGATGTTTTTGTTCGCATTGCCCATTTAAATAAGAAACGATCTATATATTTAGTAAGTCGGACCCATAAGATCATCTAAGATGCGCATCGAAAACATCTCTCCTTTATTTTTGTTTAGAAAAGGAATTTGAAATGAGTAAGGAAGTCTATGTAATCGAGGATCAGAAGACGTTGTCATCTCCGAAGTCTGCAGCTTTATATCTGGAGACGACCGAAGATGCGATCCTCAAAGCCCTCAACCATCCTGGTAATCGAGGAGTCGTCAATAGCATCCATATTTGCTGGAAGGATAGTTGGAGAAGCAAGTCTCACAAACCGGTTCGTATCATCGAAACCGGAAAGACATACACCGATGTGACCACAATGTCATATTTGCTTGGATGCAGTGCCAGTGAGATTTACGATGTCCTCAAAGGAAGGAAGCCAAACTTCTTTGGATACCACCTTGAATATTGCTGATTCATCTGTGCACGATTCGGATTCATAACATCGCACATAATGGAAGATAGGCATACAATATGCTCTTTTTCGGAGCATTTTCCTAGCTTCTATATTCTTTGAAAGGTGAGTTTCATGACACTCGAACGAAGATTTCAGCCAAAGGTAATCAAAGAGCTGAAACAACGAATACCTGGATGCATCGTTATCAAGACAGATCCAACATATTTGCAAGGTATTCCAGATCTGCTTGTTTTACATCATGGTCGATTTGCTGCTCTTGAAGTTAAGAATGATCCGAATGCAAGGCATCGACCGAATCAGGATTTTTATGTCAAGATGATGAATCAGGATGGTTTTGCATCATTCATTGATCCTTCCAACATGGATTCTGTAATTGATCAGACGATAGCATATTTCAAGGAGTCGTAATGCAGTTCAATGATCATCATAACCTCGAAGGTATGCACGCATTTTTGGGAGCAAGCAAATATGCTTGGACCAATTACGATGACGATCATCTTCTAGAGGTTTATCACTCGAGCATGGCTGCCCAAGAAGGAACCGAACTCCATGCGATCGCAGAACAACTTATTCGTAAGAAAATCAAGCTTCCGAATACTCATAAGACTTTGAACATGCATGTTAATGATGCTATTCGATTCCATATGAGTCCAGAAGTTGTTCTGTTTTATTCTCCAAACTGTTTCGGCACATCGGATGCTATATCCTTTGATGGTCGACTTCTTCGAATTCATGATCTTAAGACTGGTTCACATCCAGCCAAGATGACTCAGCTTTATATTTACGGTGCATTGTTCTGTCTTGAATACAACATCGATCCAAAAGATATCAGAAGTGAATTCCGCATCTATCAGAACGATGATATTTTTGTAGACGATCATCCAAATGTAGATGAGATTCATGACATTATGGGTCGCATCATTCATTTCGATGATCTGATCAATCAAGAAAAAGAACGAATGCAAGAAGTTTGATTTAGAAAGGGCGTATGATGCTTGAAGAATCATATTTGATGCACATCGGTATCAAACGTCGTTCCGGTCGATATGAATGGGGATCAGGTGAAGATCCGTATCAGCATGAGCCTGGATTTTTAGGTCGTTCTCGAGAACTTGCAAGCCAAGGTCTTACTCAGACTGAAATTGCACGAGCTCTTGGAATGACAACAACTCAGTATAGGGCCCAAAAATCCATTGCGCTCGCAGAGGAACGTCAAGCGAATATTTCTATGGCATATCGTTTAAAGAAAAAGGGATATTCTAACGTTGCCATTGCTGAGCGAATGAATACCAACGAATCTACAGTTCGTAATTGGTTGGATCCTTCTTTGAAAGTTCGTACTGATGTCGCTCAGACGATCGCTACCAATCTTAAAGATACGATTGGCGAAAAAGGATGTGTCGATATTGGTAAGTCAACTGAGTTATATTTGAATAGTTCAGCAGACAAACTTAAAGTAGCAGCCGAAATGCTTAAAAATGAAGGTTACCATGTCGGTCATCTTTATGTTAAGCAACTTGGAGCGAAAGGACCCGACAATACCACGGATATTAAGGTTCTGTTGGCTCCTGGAACGACTGTGAAGGATGTCTGGGATAATCCATCTTTATTTAAATCGATCGCAAACCCTCTTGATGAAAAGCATCCGGAAGGACAAGGTTCGAAATTCCAAAGGCCGATTGCCGTTGATCCCAAACGAGTTAAAATTCGTTATAACGAAGAAGGCGGAATTGAGAAGGATGGTGTTATGGAGATCCGTCCTTCGGCTGCCGATCTTCGTATGGGAAATATGCTATACGCACAGGTCCGAATTAATGTCGGAGATAAGTCATATTTGAAAGGTATGGCTGTCTACGGTCAGGAAAAGGACTTCCCTAAAGGCGTTGACATCATATTCAACACAAACAAACATCGAGTCGATCCTAAAACAGGAAAGACAAATGAAATCGATGATGTTTTGAAGCCTTTGAAGAAAGTCAAGAATCCTGATGGTAGCCAAGGTGATATCGATTGGGATATTCCATTTGGTGCAACCTTTAAGAACTATCATTATATCGACAAGGATGGAAACCAGAAGCAATCCGCTATAAATCTTGTCAACGGAGAAGGTGTTTGGTCAGAATGGAAGTCTGTGCTTCCATCTCAGATGCTTTCAAAACAGGACAAGAGTCTTGCCAAGAAGCAATTGGATATTGATTACCAGGTTCGTAAGAGTCAGTATGATGATATTATGAGTCTGACAAATCCGATTGTAAAAGCCAAGATGCTTAAGGAGTTTGCAGATGAATGCGACACAGCAGCTGTAGATCTAAAGGCAGCAGCTATGCCGCGTCAGGCGACTAAAGTTATTTTGCCAATCACCTCTTTGAAGGACAATGAGATCTATGCTCCCCATCTTCGCGATGGTGAAGATGTGGTTCTTATTCGTTTCCCACATGGAGGTAAATTCGAAATTCCAGAATTGAAAGTCAACAACAAAAATGCAGAAGCAAAGCGAGTTATGGGAACTCATCCAAGTGATGCAGTAGGTATTAATTCGCATGTTGCTGAAATTCTTTCTGGTGCAGATTTCGATGGTGATAATGTTTTGGTTATTCCAAACCCAAGACATGAGATTAAGACTCGAGCTCCGCTTGCTGGTCTTAAAAACTTTGATCCTAAAGAGGCATATCCTGCCTATGAAGGTATGAAAGTAATGACCAAAAAGCAAAAGGGAACTGAGATGGGTAAGGTTTCAAACCTTATTACAGACATGACCCTTAAAGGTGCGGAATGGTCTGAGATCGAAAGGGCAGTTCGTCATTCGATGGTGGTTATTGATGCAGAGAAGCATAAGCTTAATTGGCGTCAGTCTGAAATCGATAATGGAATTGATGCTCTTAAGGCAAAGTATCAGCCCAAACCTGGTGGTGGAAAACCAGGTGGTGCTTCGACTCTTATTTCTAGAGCTAAGTCTGAGATCGATGTTCCCGAACGTCGTCTTTGGAAAGCTTCTGAAGGTGGTCCCATCGATCCAAATACTGGTGAACTTCGCTATAAGAATACAAATCGTTCTTATGTGAAGAAAAAGTATGACAAAGATGGGAACATTATTTCTGAAAAGACGATTCCTTATCTTACAAAGACCACTAAGATGGCTTATGCAAAGGATGCATATTCTCTTTCAACTGGTACCCAGATGGAAAATATTTATGCAGACTATGCTAATAAAATGAAGGCCCTGGCAAATCAAACCCGCAAATCATATCTGTCTGCCGGTTCTTTTAAGTATGATCCAGCAGCTAAGCAGAAGTATGCGACTGAAGTTCAATCGCTCAATGCTAAACTTAACATTGCAGAAAAGAACTCTCCTTTGGAACGCCGAGCCCAGTTTGTTGCAAACCAACTGTATAAAATCAAGTTGGATGAGCATCCAGAATATGATAACTCTGATAAGAAACGTCTTAAAGGACAGTGTCTTACAGAGGCTCGTCAGAGAACTGGTGCTAAAAAGCAACAGATTGACATCAGTGATAAGGAATGGGAAGCCATACAGAATCATGCAGTCAGTGCTAATACACTTAGTAGAATACTGGCTAACTCAGATCCTGACAAGTTGAAGCAATTGGCTATGCCACATACTGAGACTGGTATGTCAGCATCTATGCTTAACATGGCTGAAACCTTACTCAAACGTGGCTATACACAATCACAGGTAGCAGAGCGTCTTGGCATCTCTACATCCACTCTCTATAGGAACCTTGAACCTAAGAAGGCTGGAACTTCTGATGACAAAGACTAACAATCACACAGATGAAAGGAGTTGATGATGGCAGATAAAGAATACATGCTTACTACTATTGACAATCCTTTCAATCCATGGATCGACTATGATGGTTGGTATGCATACGATGAACGTATGGGCTATCATACATGTGCTTACATTGCTCGATTCATCACATCATCTATCGAGATGACAGATGAAGAACAAGAGTATGAGTACAATCAAGCAATGAATCGAATCATAGCTCATGATCCTTTAGGTATTTACATTCGAATATCTAAAGATATGAAAACAAATCCAGAAAATATTCAAAAATAAATATGTTTTGAATATAAAATGATTAAAAGAGGGGGTGGGGTCATCCAAAAATCGCACCCCCTCCTGCATCGCCGCTTCCTTCGAAAATTCTCCGAGGGTGATTTTTCTGGAAAGTCGTTTTCTTCTCGGGTGTGATTCGGGCTACTAAGCAGGGGTGTGGATGCTTTGATAAACAAAATTCCACGTCATGACGGCTTAAAAACCGGTGGAAACTCCTTTCAATCATAGCATAAAGGCATCCACACCCCTGCTTAGTAGTCCGAATCTTATTTGAACTATTACAAAGCAATTGAGAACTGGAGATGATTTGGTATGGCTCGACGAGCAAAGTCGAACGAACCTTTATCCCTAAGAGAACCTCCGGCTAAAACAGTTGCCGGACGTGAGAATCAGTTGATCAACATGACAATTGATCTAGTTGAGAAACAGATTCGAGAGGGAACAGCCTCATCACAGGTCCTTACACATTTTCTGAAACTTGCTTCTACACGCGAACAGCTTGAGCAGGCCAAGATTCGGTGTGAAACCAAAATGATCGAAGCTAAGACCAATGCCGTACAGGATTCTGGAGACTACACACGCATCGCTAATGAAGCACTTGAAGCATTTAAGACATATTCTGGTGCTGCGACGAATCAAACAATTGAAAGTAGTGCTGAGTATGATTCTGAATGATATTTCCATTGATGATCTATCCATTCATCATGAACTTATCTCTCCTTATGATCCAAATAATCTTCAACCATGTAGTTACGATGTGACTCTTTCTAAGTCTATCATTCGTTATATCGGAAGTGGCGAGATTAACGCTTCTGATAAGTCACTTAGGGATCTTGAATATTTTAAGTTCATCATTCCAGATGAAGGTTATGCTCTTGAGCCAGGAGAATTTATTCTCGGTTCGACAAATGAATCCGTTAATATTCCATCCGATCTAGCGGCTCGATATGAAGGCAAATCTTCGATGGGTCGAATCGGTTTGGCGACTCATATCACTGCTGGATTTATTGATCCTGGTTTCTCAGGAGATATTACTCTTGAGATAAAGAACGAGAACAACCACCCGATTCGCATATTCCCGGGAATGAGAATTGGTCAACTGTGTTTCTTCGAACTAACCGGAGCAGTGGCTCGCATATATGGTTCTGCCAATCTTGGATCACATTATCAGAATCAATCAGGTCCAACTCCTTCTAGTAACATTTAGGTGGTGAATCTTCATGGTATTTTCCAATACTGCAACACCAAAATATTATGGCGAGTTTCGTCAGAAAGTAATGCGTGGAGAAATTCCAGTATGTCGTGAGATTTCCATGGAGATGAATCGAATCGATGATCTTATTCGAAATCCTGGAATTTATTACGATTCAGAACCGGTCGAAGGTTTTATTAAATTCTGTGAAAACGAACTCACTCTTACAGATGGTTCCAAGTTCCACATGCTTGATTCATTCAAACTATGGGGCGAGGAATTATTCGGATGGTATTATTTCGTTACTAAGTCAGTTTATGTTCCGAACAAAGACAAACCAGGTGGTCATTACGTAAATCGTAGGATCAAGAAACGTTTGATTAACAAACAGTATCTGATTGTTGCCCGAGGTGGCGCGAAGTCTTTGTATGATGAATTCGTTCAGGCATATTTCCTAGTCATCGATACATCCACCACCCATCAGATCACGGTTGCTCCGACAATGAAACAGGCAGATGAAGTAATGGCTCCATTGAGAACCGCAATTACTCGTTCGGTTGGTCCATTGTTTAAATTCCTGACTGATGGATGCGCTCCAGGAATGGGACCGAAATCAAAACAGGCTAAACTTGCTTCTGTTAAGGAAGGAATCAAAAACTTTCTTACAGGATCCAAGCTTGAAGTTCGACCAATGTCTATTGATAAACTTCAGGGTCTTCGAAGCAAGATAAACACCGTCGATGAATGGTTGTCGGGCGATATACGCGAGGATGTTATTGGGGCTATCGAACAGGGTGCATCTAAAATCGATGACTATGTAATCATTGCCACATCCTCAGAAGGTACCGTTCGAAATTCCGCTGGTGATACCATCAAAATGGAATTGATGTCGATCCTTAAAGGCGACTATGTCAATCCACATGTTTCGATTTTCTATTATCGACTCGATGATGTACAGGAAGTATCGAACCCAGATTTATGGATTAAAGCAAATCCGAATATTGGCAAGACTGTAAGCTATGAAACTTATCAGTTAGATGTCGAACGTGCTGAGAATGCACCAGCGACACGTAATGATATTTTGGCCAAGCGTTTTGGAATTCCTATGGAGGGTTATACATACTTCTTTACCTATGAAGAAACTTTACCTCATAGGAAACGTGATTTCTGGGGTATGCCTTGCGCAATGGGTTGCGATCTTTCACAAGGTGATGATTTCTGCTCATTTACATTCATGTTCCCATTGGGTAATGAAACATTCGGTGTCAAATCACATAATTACATTTCTGAATACACATTATCAAAGCTTCCTTTGGCAAGTCGTCAGAAGTATGACGAATTCATCAAGGAAGGTTCGTTGATAATTATGGACGGAACCGTTCTTGATATGAATCTAGTGTATGAGGATCTTGAACGATTCATTCTTGATAATGAATATGATGTCCGATCGGTCGGTTATGATCCATATAATGCCAAGGATTTCATTGCACGTTGGGCTTTGGAAAATGGTGATTTTGCTATTGAAAAGGTTATTCAGGGCGCAAAGACCGAATCAGTTCCGCTTGGTGAACTGAAGAAATTGGCAGAAGATCGTAGATTGATCTTCGATCAGGAGATTATGTCATTCACTATGGGTAATTGTATTGTCCTTATGGACACCAACAATAATCGAAAGTTGGCGAAGCTTCGTAGAGAGGCAAAGATCGATTCAGTTGCTGCCATGATGGATGCTTATATTTCTTGGAAACTTAATCGAGATTCTTTTGAATGATTGGATAAATTATGAATAATAAAGAAGATTATCTCGAGCATTTCGGCGTCAAAGGCATGAAGTGGGGTGTTCGAAGATATCAATACGCTGATGGAACTTATACTCCATCTGGCAAAAACATTATAGTGTTTCGAAAAGTAATGCTCAAAATATTTCAAAAATTATGGGTATGCGAGTAAAAGATGCAGTTAATAATGCAAGAACTCAAGCTACCGGAAGACAGTACATTGACACATATTTGAAAAAAGGTATTACATTATCTAGAATTCAAAATTCTAAAGAGTTTGAAAATTTTGCATTTTATGCAACTTATAAGAAGTCCGATTCAGATAAATACATGGGGCTGTTCGGAAAAAATTTAACTAGTCGTGCAGATCGTGATGCAAAACAAGCTAAAAAAATAGCTAATGCTTCTGGAAGCAAAAAAGACATAAATGTAGCAAAACAACTTAGGACAAAAGCTGATAATATTAAAGTTTATCAACTTAAATTAGAAACAACTAAGAAATTAAAAGTCCCATCTGATGAAAACGCTAGTAATATAACAGCGAATTTACTTAAAGATCGTAATTTTAAGAAAAACGTAATTGCTTCAATTAATGATTCTAAAGAAAAAATGCGTCGCCCGACTCAGCAAGTTTTGTTTAAGCAAGCCCAAAATGCTTTGAATATTGATCCTGTTAAAATGACATCATCTGAAAAAGTTGCAGTATATAAAGCTTTCAATTTATCTTTGACAAATCATAATAAAGAAGAAGTACAGGCACAGAATAGGTTTTATTCAGAATTAAAAAAGAAGGGTTATAATGCACTTCTTGATTATAATGATAAAGATTATTCAAGTTATCATGCTAAGCGACCTATGATCGTATTTGATACTGATTCTGTAAAACTTAGATCTGTAACTGAAACTGATCCAAAGATTGTTGACAAAATGTATACCAAATATAATACAGAACGTATTATAAAAGAAATTGGTGCTAATACAATCGGATATGTTGGAAAACTAGGAAGTAAAAAAGTATCAGAGTGTGAAAGCTATGTAAATCGTAAAATGAATAGTTATTTAAGTTAATAAATATGACTAGAACATATTCTGGTATACCATGAGATCATTGATGATTTGAATGTTCAGGCAGAAGGAGGATTCGATGGCTGACGAACTATACCATTTCGGCGTCAAAGGTATGAAGTGGGGCGTTCGACGCGCTCGTAAGAAATACTCGAATAAATCCATGCGTCAGTACAAAGCCAACGAGCGGAATGCAAAATCATTGAAACGTGATTTGGATTCTAATCGCGATTCCACTACTGGTTCCCGTCTTGATTCGCAGACTCGTACCACGTATCAGCATGAGTACGATCGTGCGGTCGAAACTGGACGTCAGTGGTTACAGACACGACAGGATATTCAGAAGATGACCACTATATCCGACATCAAGAAGCGTTACGAGAATACTGCCAGAAACAACGTATATTATCCATTCGCATGATTAGAACATATTCTGATCTAAAGCAAATGTCTTCATTCGATGAACGATTCAATTATCTAATGCTTCATGGACAAGTTGGTAAACCTACTTTTGGATCCGAAAGATACATGAATCAAAAATTCTATCGTTCTCGTGAATGGAAACAGATTCGTGATTATGTGATAGAACGTGATGGCGGTTTTGATCTTGGATGCCCAGATGTCCCGATACCGGGACGAATAATGGTTCATCATATGTGTCCTCTATCTCCCGAATCATTGGAGAATTCTGACATAACCATCTTGGATCCAAATTATCTGATCTCATGTTCTATTCTTACACATAATGCTATACATTATGGCGATCAATCGATTCTCAAATTACCGATTGAACGTCATCCTGGAGATACATGTCTTTGGACTCCGATCTCCAAATGAAAGGTCAAAATGGAATCAAGTATTCTTAACACTATAAAAAAGATGCTTGGTGTCGAACCTGAAGATGATTCTTTTGATGAAGAAATCACCAATCATATAAATGGTGCATTTTATAATCTTTGGCAACTTGGAATAGGACCTAAAAATGGTTTTTTGATTAATGGATCTGAAACCACATGGTCTGATTATAGCGATAATCAATGCATCATAGCTGCATTGAAGCCATATATTCAATCCAAAGTCCGTCTTCTTTTCGATCCGCCAAGCAATTCATTCGTCACCGAAAGCATCAAGAATAATATTTCTGAGTTTGAATGGCGCTTGAATGTTCAAGCAGAAGGAGGATTCGATGATTGACGAACTATACCATTTCGGCGTCAAAGGCATGAAGTGGGGTGTTCGACATGATAAGAAGCGAGTGGCAAGTGAAGACTACACTCGTTCTAGAGACATCATGAAGAAAAAACCTTATGAAATGTCTAATCGTGAACTTCAGGAAGCGAACAATCGTTTGCAACTTGAAAACACTTATAAAAACAATAGAAGTTACAAAGGTATTGGTAAGAAATTTGTTGACCGTTTCGAACAGACTTCGGTTCAAAAGATCGCCGATATGGCTGCGGGTGCTGTTATCGCTTATGGTGTTGCCAAAGGTGGATCTTTGCTAAAACAGTATGGTCCAACACTATTAAACAATTTAAGGAGATAACAGTGATCATTAATGAAGACGATTATCTCGAGCATTTCGGCGTCAAAGGCATGAAATGGGGCGTTCGAAGAGAAGCCCGCAGAGATGCAAAGGAATCAGCGCGTGCCAAAATGTATTATGGCGAAGGCGCAGGTGTCCGAAGACGAAACATCAATGCCATTGTAAAGCAAAAGTCCAAGGATCCGACGTATAAAGCTGAATACGAAAAGGCATATGCCAAACAGGATCTGAGTAAGGCTCGAAGGTCTGCGCAACGTCAGCGAACGGTTACTGATAAAACCAAAGGTTTTCGTCAAGGTGCTGGAAATGTCGGACGTGCAATTACCAGAGAGGCAACTGCAGCTGTCGGATTTGCGGCGGCTACAGCAGCTTCAGCTGCTATTGGATATGCTATCAAAAATCCGAAAGAAACTAAGGCATTTGTTCAAAATGCGGGTCGTATGGCCCAAGCTGAAGTCAAGATTGGTGCGACGATCGTCGAAGCTTTTCTGAGAAATCACGGTTTCAATCTATAAGGAGGTGCCAATGTGCCAACATTATCGGACAGATTAGTTCACGCCTGGAATGCTTTTCTTCAACCGTCTTCCGATTTTAGGCCATCAATTGGATCGTCTAATTGGGCTAATCCTGATCGTCCATATTTTTCCGGCGGAACTGAACGATCGATTATTACATCATTATATAACAAAATCGCAATCGATGTTGCGGCACTTCCGATTCGTCATTGTTATGTCAATGATGATGAGGAATATGTCAAAGACGTCAGTAGCGGTTTGAATGATTGTCTTCACTTCGCAGCGAATAAAGATCAGACATCGCGTGATTTCATTCGTGATGCTGTTCTTACAATGTTTGATGCTGGAGCTGCTGCAATCGTTCCAGTTGATCTGGACAATAGTCCAATCAACAATAATAGTTATGATATTCGATCTCTTCGAGTCGGACGTGTGAATCAATGGTTTCCGGATTATGTTGAAGTTCAGTTGTATAACGACAGAACTGGTGAAAGTGAAAAAATAACTCTTCCGAAGAGCATGGTCGCGATCGCCAATAATCCATTTTATACGATAATGAATCAGCCGAATTCGACACTTCAACGTCTTATTCATAAACTGAATCTTTTGGATGAAATAGATGATAAGACGGTATCTGGAAAATTGGATATGATAATTCAGCTTCCATTTGTTATTAGATCGGAAGCACGAATGCAACAGGCCGAGAAACGTCGTAAACAGATCGAGGACCAGCTTGCCAAGTCCAAATATGGAATCGCGTATACCGATGGTTCTGAAAAAGTAACTCAGCTGAATCGACCAGTTGATAATAATCTTCTCGATCAGATCAAGAATTTGAAGACAGATCTTTACAACAATCTTGGTTTTTCTGAGGCAATTGCCAATGGCACTGCCGGAGATCAGGAGATGCTGAATTACCATAACGGAACCATTGAACCAGTCATTTCAGCGATAACGGATTCCATGCAATCGACGTTTCTTACGAAGACTGCTCGAACCCAAGGTCAACGAATCAAGGCATTTCGGGATCCGTTCCGGCTTGTTACTGTAAACGATCTCGCCAATTCAGCATCGGTATTTCTATCATCTGAAGTCATGACATCCAATGAAGTACGTGCTATTCTTGGACTTAAACAATCCGATGATAGCAATGCTGATCAGCTTCGTAATGCGAATATTAATCCGATTAATGAGGAACAAAACAATTCCGAAAATGACGATGATATTTCACAGGATGAGTATGATTATGCCAATAATCAGATGGATGACATTGATAGCCAATTGGATGAATTGACAAGGACGGTTCAAAATGCATGATACATTATCACATTATGCAAGTCCTTATTATGATCCGAAGAAAGCTCACGAGTACTACGAGCGAACTAAGAAGCTCAAAGGCCGAAAAACCGGAACATCTTTGAATGATGCCGGTAAGGAAGCTAAAACTTATGTTCGAACTCAGATCAATTCCAAACGAGATCAAGACCTTAAGAATGCCGAATCTCAGTCCAAGAAAAGGACCGAGGAACGTAAGAAGAGCGCTGAACGTGAAACGTATGAAAATATACGTAAAAATTCTCAAGAACTTGGTCGACAATTGGATTCTTTGATTTCGTTGACATCCAAACTCGACGGTCCAACACTTAGAGCCAATAAAGGACGAATATTGAAAATCGTGAATTCATTAGCATCTAAGAATAAACAATCAAGAAGCCAATTAGTTTCTTTGTATAAGACTAAGAAGTCTCAAATCAGTTCTGAAGAACGTAAGAATCTTACCGCTGAAAAGAAGAAGATTCGTACCAATGCTACAGACACATATAATTCTGAACTTCAGAAGATTCAAAATGATTCAAAGTTCCAGAAAGTTAAGAAGACAAAAAGGTCAACAAAGAAATCCACAAAGAAAATATATTCTAAGAATAGTTCAAAATAAAGGAGTCTAACCAATGAAGAGTGATTTCAGCGGTTACGCGACTAAGAACAACATTCGTTGCTCGGATGGTCGTACGATCATGCATAATGCATTTGCTGAACAGGATGGAGACGTGGTCCCCCTTGTTTGGCAGCATGATCATAATTCGCCGGATAACGTTCTCGGTCATGCATTGCTCGAGAATCGTGATGATGGTGTTTATTGCTATGGCGTGTTCAATGATACGCCGACTGCAAAGCAGGCAAGGGAACTCGTATCCCATGGAGACATCAATTCCTTGTCTATTTATGCAAACCATCTGAGTCAAAATGGTGGTAACGTCGAGCATGGTGTTATTCGTGAGGTCAGTTTGGTTCTGGCAGGAGCGAATCCGGGCGCTATGATCGATAATGTTGCCGTTCAGCACTCCGATGGGAATGTTGATGAATTGGATGATGAAGCCGTTATTTATTCGGGAGAAGAACTCAACCATTCGGATATTTTTGATATCGTACAGATGGATGATGAATACGAACCCGAATATGAAGATGATATTTCTCATGCTGATGGTTCTGATGAAGATTCCGATGGTGAAACCATTCAGGATGTCTTCAATACTTTGACCGATAAGCAGAAGAATGTAGTCTATGCTCTTATCGGAATGGCATTGAACAAAAACTCCAGTGGCGATATGGAGCATGCTGATTCCGATGAAGATTCCGATGAAGATTCTGAGGATGAAACCGTCCAGGATGTCTTCGATACTTTGACCGATAAGCAGAAGAATGTAGTCTATGCTCTTATCGGCCTTGCTATTGATAATGCCACTGGTAATAAAGAAAATAACACTGCCGAGCATTCGGCTTTTGAAGGAGATGCAATGAACATTTTTGAAAAGAACGGTATGGCAATGAGCACTGCCGATTATGTTTCCCACGAGGATCAGGAAGCATTCATGACCGCTGTAGCGAAGGAGAATCCGACTTCGTTTAAGGACTTCGCGATCGCTCATGCCCAGGACTATGGTATTAAGGATATTGGTATTCTTTTCCCGGATGCCAAGGCTGTTGAAAACCAGCCCGAACTCTATAAGCGCGATACTGAATGGGTTTCCACTGTTCTGAGTGGCACTCGTCATACCCCGTTCTCGCGTATTAAGACGTACTATGCTGATCTTACTGAGGATACGGCTCGTGCTAAGGGCTTTACCCTTGATCGAGATAAGAACAAGCGAAAGATGGATGAGATCTTCAAGGTCGCCAAGCGTCAGACCACTCCAACTACGATCTATAAGAAGCAGAAGCTGGATCGTGATGATATCATCGACATCACTGATTTCTCTGTTGTGAATTTCCTTATGTCTGAAATGAAGGTCATGCTCGACGAGGAAATCGCTCGTGCGGTTCTGATCGGTGATGGTCGTTCTGCAAGTGCTGAAGATCATATCAACACTGAGAACATTCGACCGATCGTTGGTGATGATGAAATGTATGTTATCTATTCTGTTGCTACTGCTGCAGATGAGGATATGACTGCATTTGTCGATCGTGTTCGTACCTCCAAGACCGGTTATCTCGGCTCTGGAACTCCGACCATGTTTATTTCTCCGTCCAAGCATGGTCAGCTCATGGTTCAGCGTGATAAGGTCGGTCGTCGTTTGTATGACACCGATGCATCTCTTGCAGCCGCAATGGGTGTGTCTGCTATTGTTGAGGTTCCGCTGTTTGAGAATCTCGTCGATCCGAATAAGCAGAGTAACAATGTGGATGCTTTGATCGTTAATCTCCGTGACTACACCATCGGTACCGATAATGGTGGTGCTGTTACTTCCTTCGAGGACTTCGATATCGATTATAACCAGAAGAAGTATCTGATGGAAACCCGTATGTCTGGTGCTCTGACGAAGCTCAAGTCTGCGATTGTGATCGAATCCCCAAAAGCATGACGCCTCCGGAGTCTGAGAAGCTCGGAGTCCTCACTGTGACAGCTAATGCCACCACTGGTGGTCAGATTGTTAATGTGAGCCCGGAGGCCGCTGCTGGTAATTCCCTTCGTTATCAGATCACTCCATCTACTAGTAAGCCGACTGTGAACTATAATACAACGTGCGCAGTTTCGGATCACTGGGTGAATTTCACTTCCGGTTCTAAGGTGACTGGAGCGACTGGTAATATCATTACTGTGGTCGAGGTCGATTCCCTTGATAAGGCAGTCAAGAAGGGTGAAGCCACTCTTCCAGCACCGACTAGCGAGTGATGATATCGCATGAGGTTTCATGGAAAGATTGGTTACGGAATCGATACTGAAACCTCGCCTGGTGTATACGAAAAGAAAGTATTTGAGAAAAGTTATTATGGTGATGTCAACCGGGATACACGTCGAATCCAAGGAGGAGATACTGTAAACCAGAGCATCACCATTAGTAATACAATAAGTATCATCGCCAAAGACGATTATGCCTATTCACATTTCTATGATATTCTCTACGTCGTATGGCGCGGGTCAAAATGGAAGGTAGATTCCGTCGAAGTCCAAAGACCTCGTTTGATTCTTACATTAGGGGAATTGTATAATGGGGACTAGACTTGAATTACACAGTCGACTCGTTTCAATTATGAAATCAGTCGATCCTTCTTTGGCTGATCATGTATATTTTCAGCCACCTTCTAATATTAAAATCAAGTATCCTTGTATTGTTTATAATAAAAACTATGGGGATACCAAATACGCGGATGATAGTCCGTATATTTATCATGTACGTTATCAGATTACAGTGATTGACAAGAATCCGGATAGTAAGATTCCTCGTCTTATTGCTATGATGCCTATGTGTTCATCAGATAGGTGTTATGTTAGCGATAATCTTAATCATGACGTATTCAACATCTACTATTAAGGAGTTTGCTAATGGCTGGCAAGCAGATTGTTTGGGATGCTCCTGGTTCTCGTTATTTTGAGAACGGTGTTTCCAAGGGCGTATTGTATCCAATGACTGAGACTGGTGATTACGGTGTCGGTGTGGCCTGGAATGGTCTTACCACTGTCACCGAGTCTCCGTCTGGTGCAGAAGCCAATGATATTTATGCCGATAACATTAAGTACGCTACACTGCGTTCCGCTGAGACCTTTGGCGGTACGATCGAGGCATACACTTATCCAGATGAATTCAGTGTTTGTGATGGATCCGTTTCTCCGGCCAAGGGTGTGAACTTTGGTCAGCAGAAGCGTCGAGGTTTCGGTCTGTCCTATGTTACTAATGTCGGCAATGATACCGCTACCGAATCCGATGATGGTTACAAGCTGCATCTGATCTATGGTGCGACTGCTGCTCCGTCCGAGCGTAGCTACACCACTACTAATGATTCTCCGGATGCGATGAGTATGTCTTGGGAGATCTCGACTGTTCCGGTTTCCATTACTAATGATGATCTTCGACCAGTGTCGACAATCACAATTGATACGACGAAGCTCGATGAAGTGGGGAAGACTGCGCTGAAGTCTCTTGAAACCATGCTTTATGGCAGTGCAACTAAGGATCCGAAGCTTCCGCTTCCTGGTGATGTATATGCTCTGTTCAAGGATGCGACTACTCTTCCGGAAACCAAATTGAATAATGAATCTCATTGATAAGGATCTTTAATGCTTGAAATCGATGTTCCAGAAATGGATTATTGGAATGATGTAACCGATAACGGAATTCACTGTCCACCAATGCATCTTCGATTCGAGCATTCCTTGCTCTCAATTTCAAAATGGGAGTCAAAATGGGAAAAACCGTTTCTCGTCGATACGCCTGAAAAAACAGAAGAAGAGTTAATCGACTATTTTGATTGCATGTGTTTGGAGCATATCGACGAGAACCTAAAACAACTGGTATATTCACAATATGCCACTCAGATATTCGAGTGGATGAATAGTACACAATCAGCGGCTCGAATCTATAATATGAAAGTCAGCAATCATCGTTCGGTAATTACTTCTGAAGATATTTATTACTGGATGATTGTAAATCATATTCCATTTGAGCCTTGTGAACATTGGCATCTTAATCGTTTGCTTAAACTTATAGAGTTCTGTTCTGTCAAAAACTCTCCTCCTAGAAAGATGTCAAATTCTGAAATTTATGCTCAGAATCGAAGATTGAATGAGCAACGAAGAGCTCAAAATAAATCGAAAGGTTAATCATGAAGTCTTGGGAAACTCTTGACGCTGATAAGGTCAAGATTATCAATACTCATTTCACTCCGGGACGTTCCGGAAATCCAATTCGTTATATTGTTGTTCATCACAATGGCGGTAATCTGACCACTGAAGGCTGCTACAATGTTTGGCAGACTCGTGAAGCTTCCGCCCATTATCAGGTTGAAGCTAATGGAACCATTGGTCAGCTTGTATGGGATAAGGATACCGCCTGGCATGCCGGAAATTGGAATGCAAATGTTGAGTCCATCGGTATCGAACATGCTGACGATTCCATTTCCCCCTGGCATATTTCCGAGGCGACTTTGGACAATGGTGCACACCTCGTCGCTGCCCTCTGCAAGTATTATAAGCTTGGTCGACCGCAGTGGGGCGTCAATGTCTTCCCGCATAGTCACTTCTCTTCCACCACCTGCCCGGCATCCATTGCTGGAAATCAGCGCGATGCCTATATGGCGAAGGCTCAGGCATACTATGATTCGATGACTGGCTCCAAGCCTGCTCCAACTCCTGTCAAGCCCGCAACTACTCCAACTGCTTCTCAGACCGGTTCCATTAATGCTGGTTCTTACACAGTTGTTGTTGATCAGCTCCACGTTCGTTCTGGTGCATCGACTTCGGCGTCTGTTGTTGCAACCTATACCCGTAATCAGATTGTCAATCTCGATGGCTGGATGACTGTTGCCGATGGATATAAGTGGGGTCGTTACACCGCATACAGCGGTGCGACTCGCTACATCGCTCTCGGAACGGCTGATGGTTCTCAGACCTATCTTTCAATTGGATCCGTTCCGTCTGTTGCCAATACTGTGAGCGCTGGAACCTATCGTGTTGCAGTTGAGGCTTTGAATGTTCGTTCTGCCCAGTCGCTGGCATCCACTGTCGTTGCTACCTATCGTGCTGGTCAGACTGTGATTCTCGACGGTTGGAGTGAGATCCGTGACGGATATCTTTGGGGTCGTTACACCGCATACAGTGGTGCACTTCGTTACATCGCAGTAGGAACGGCCGATGGATCCATTCGTTATCTGACGAAGATCTGAAAGGGTCAAAATGGGAGTAGATTTTCAAATAAGTGGTAACTTTAATAATCTTGAACGCTTTTTGAACCGCATGAAGAGTCAGCCATATTTGAATGTCCTGGATGATCTGGGACGACAAGGTGTGAATGCGCTTGCTGCGGCTACTCCATCAGATTCTGGTAAAACCGCTGCCTCTTGGGATTATGAAATTCATAAAGGTAAATCCCAGACTGAGATTGTTTGGACAAATTCCAACATTAATGAGGGTGTTCCGATTGCCGTGATCATTCAATATGGTCACGGAACCGGAACTGGTGGTTATGTACAAGGACGAGATTATATTAATCCTGCTATTCGTCCTATATTTGATAAAATAGCGGAAAGAGCATGGAAGGTGGTGGTTGAATCATGAGCAGTATTGATGAACGTGTAGTTAAGATGAAGATCGATAACTCTCAATTTCAATCGGGGGTAAAATCAACATCTTCTCTGCTCGAAAAACTTAAGCAAAGTCTTAAACTTAAGGGTGCTACTGATGGCATAGATAAAGTTTCGTCAGCTGTCAGTAAATTTAATATGTCCGGAATGCAGGAAGCTGCCATATCAACTGGATCAAAGTTCAGTGCAATGGCAGCAGTTGCATTTTCTGCAATCCAAAGACTTACAAATGCCGCAATTGATTGTGGTCAAAAGATTATCTCTAGTACTACTGAGGGTATTCGAGACGGTTTCGCTGAATATGAACAGTATATGGGTTCTATTCAGACGATTATGGCGAATACTGCAAATAAGGGAACAACTCTTACTCAGGTCAATTCTGCTCTAAATGAACTTAATACATACGCTGATAAGACTATTTATAATTTCCAGGAGATGACAAGAAACATCGGTACATTTACAGCTGCCGGTGTTGATCTGAAGACTTCTGTTTCTTCTATTCAGGGTATTGCAAACCTTGCGGCAGTTTCGGGTTCTACATCTCAGCAGGCATCGACTGCAATGTATCAGCTTTCTCAGGCAATTGCAGCCGGTACAGTTAAGCTTATGGATTGGAATTCTGTCGTCAATGCCGGTATGGGTGGCGAAGTATTTCAGCAGGCACTTATTCGAACTTCCGAGCATCTCAAGACTGGTGCAAAAGCAGCTATCGAGGCTAAAGGTTCATTCCGTGAATCTCTTCAAACTGGATGGCTCACAACTCAAGTTCTTACTGATACCCTTAAGCAGTTTGCACTTACAGTCGATACTGCCGAAGATTATAATAATGCCATAAAGGATCTGGTTTCCCAAGGATATACCCAAGAAGAAGCCAAACAAATTGCTGATATGGCAAAAACAGCCATGGATGCAGCCACCAAGGTCAAAACATTTTCACAGCTTATTGATACTCTTAAAGAGGCTGTCGGTTCTGGCTGGACAACATCCTGGCAGTTGATGATTGGCGATTTTGAGGAAGCAAAGGATCTTTGGACCGGAATTTCCGATAGTCTTGGTAAAATCATCAGTGATTCTGCAAATGCAAGAAACGCATTACTCGGAAATCTTAGTACTGGTTATAAACAATTTGTTAATGAAGGTATTGAGGATACCGCAAAATTCAATGAATCCTTGACTAAGGTTGCAAAGAATCACGGTGTCAATATTGAGAAACTTATCAATGATACCGGTTCTTTTGAAAAAGCATGTAAACAGGGTTGGGTAACCGGAGACATGCTTAAGGAATCCGTCAATGATATGGCTGATTCCTACAATAAGATGTCAGATGAGGAACGAAAGAATAATGATATTTCCGCATCGACAATCGATAAGACAAATAAGCTAGCTCAAGCTCTTAATGATGGTTCAATCTCGGCTGATGAATTCGCAAAGAAATTTAATCGTAAATCCGGTCGAGAAAATATAATTGAAGGTTTGTCTTCAGCCTTTAGTTCTTTGTGGAAGGTTATACAGTCTGTAAAGGGCGCATGGACTGATATTTTCCCACCGATGGCTGGCGAAACTCTATATCAGTATACGGTTCAATTCCGTAATCTTATGGAGTCAATTAAGCCATCATCTGAACAACTTGATTTGATCAAACGATCGTTCAAGGGATTGTTTGCGATCCTGGATATTGGTAAACAAGCCATATTTGCAGTAATCGGAGCAATCGGAAAGCTTGCCGGAAATGGTGCCATGGGCGGATTCGTCAATAGCATTCTTAAAGGTACTGCTTCCATGGGAGATTTTCTTGTCAAGATTGATAAGATGATCAAATCTTCCGGTATATTTGTAAAAGTTGCTAATGGAATTGCGACTGGAATTCAGATTATAATTAAAATTGTACAGTCCGTTATCAATTATTTTAATGATCTTGGAAGAAGCATAAAATCTTCTACTGATGCATTTGATGTTATTGGTAATAAGATTGAATCGCTTAAGGATAAACTGAAGTCGGTTCTGAATTCTTCAGGTAATTTCAAAGATAAGTTCTCATCCATATTTGATTCGGTAGGTGACGTAATCACCAAGGTCGTCACAACCATAACACATGGATTGGGTGAGGCAATCAAATGGATCGCAAATAACATAAGTCTCGGTGATATACTTGCCGGTCTTCTCGGCGGTGGCTTATTTGCAATGATCCAGAAGATATCCAAAGCCGTTGATCAGGTCAAGGATGTATTTGAAAAGATCAATGGAATATTCGAGAAGCCAAAGGAAGCTGTATCTGATGCAGTTGGTCTTAAGGATATTCTCAATGGTGTTAAAGATGCTCTTTCTGGATTCACACAGGGCCTTAAGGTTGCATCGATTGTCGCAGTTGCAGTTGCCATAGGTATTCTTTCTCATTCCCTTAAGACATTGTCTGAGATTGATGTCCTTTCCCTTGGAACGTCTATCACGGCCATGGGTGCCATGATGGCTATGCTGAATCAATCCTTTAAGTCTTTGGTGAAGTCGGCCAATACCATCGCTAAGGGTAAGTCAATCGTCAAATCGGCAGCTGCATTGGTTATTTATGCCAAGGCGATACAGATGCTCGCCGATGCAATGGTCACTCTTAAAGACCTTGATGTTGAACAGATTGCCAAGGGACTTGTTTCAATTGGCGTAATGATTTTCGCTTTGAACAAGTCGATGAAGGGTCTTGATAAGAAGGTTTCTCTCAAGACTGCGGTTTCTTTGATCGCGATGGCTAAAGCCATTCAGATGCTTGTTCAGCCGATTCAGCAGCTATCGACCCTTTCTTGGGAACAGATAGCCAAAGGTCTCACTGCCGTAGGCGGTGCACTTGTCGAGATGGCCGGCGCTATGAAACTTCTTAGTTTCTCGAAGGTGGGTCTTAAGAATTCAGTCGCAATGATTGCAATGGCCAAGGCAATGCAGATGATGGCGCAGCCGTTGATGCAATTGTCGAACCTTTCCTGGGAAGAGATCGGACATGGTCTTGCAGCCATGGGTGGTGCTCTTGTTGAGATGGGCATCGTACTCGCAGCTCTTGGAAAGATCGGTGGATTCTCCAGCATCTTTGCGGCTGGATCTATTCTTATGGTGGTTTCCGGTCTCGGTGACATAGCAGATGCGCTCAAGAAATTCGGATCAATGTCCTGGGGAGAGATCGAACACGGTCTTGCAGCCATGGGCGGTGCTCTTGTTGAGATGGGTATCGTTCTTGCAGCTCTCGGAAAGATCGGTGGATTCTCAAGTATCTTTGCGGCTGGAGCCATTCGAATAGTTACCAATGGTCTTTATGACATTTCCACCGCTCTCCTCAAAATGGGAGGAATGTCTTGGAGCGAAATCGGTCGCGGTCTTTCTGCCATGGGCGGTGCTCTTGGCG